ACGCCGGGAGGCGGCTCCTTAGCCTTCTCGCCAAGGAGCCGCCTACTGTCTTCCACACCCCACCAAGCTACGCTGACGAGGTTGTAGAAGTAATCAAGCAGCGACAAAGCGGAACGCCTTGTCAGGGGCGTTGGCCTTGATCTGCCTTGCGATCTGATCAAAGCCAAACATCTTGAGCCGGGGACAACGTGATTGAATGGAGAGCCACTTATTCTTGGCTTCCCGGACGGCACCCTCCGTGGCAGACTTCACGAATTCCTTGCCCTTGCTGTTCTTCGTGCGGTACTCGATGAGCTTGCAACTCTCAGCGACGAACTCCTCCATGATTTTGAAGACATCTCCGTCGCCAGTGAAAGCCTTGTTGAACTTCACGGACCAATCGAAAGCCTTCATAGTGCCCTCCTTACTTGTGAGTTGCCTCAACGAGAGGCTTCTCATCACGACAGTGACCGAACGACCAACCCCTACGCTTCGGCGTAGAGAATACTAGCGACCAAGACCAACCATTGGTCTTGATGTTGTGCTTTGTTTCAGCGGACCTTTTCAAGATGGAGCCTGGCCAACGCCAATGCACCTTCCCACATTCCAGTTGCTCCCAATAACCACCCTTCAGTAGGATGGTGATAAAATCCCACGGATGGTCGTGACTTGTGGGAAGAAAGTCAGGAGCAAATAATTGGTGCAGATAGATTTTGAACCACCTGCATCTGAACAGTTCATAACGAGTGAAAATCTCGCCATGCTCTGTCCAGCCCAATTCCTTGTGGTTGAACCACCATCTCAGAAAGCGCTCAAACACGCTTTGAACCTTTCAAGAGTTTTCATGAACTTCTCCACATGATATAGTGGCTCCTTGCAATCTCGACGCCGCTCGAAATACACAACCAGATTTTCAAAGGCATCAACGAATGCCGTATCTAGTTGTTCGATGCTTGCAGCGGCATGCATATCTCGTGAAACAGCTCGACCATCGTGAGCGTTCCGGATTGAAACAAGCCGAAGCCAGTATTCCCAGAAGATTTTAAGAACCTTCTCGGAAAAGCCCGCTTTTGTGCGGGCTTCTCTCGCTTCTAGCATTTTCACTACGATGCCGAACCCTTTCACAACGAAGTGGTCGAGTTCATCTTGTGTGATCATGGTTGAAGGTTTTGATGGCCCCTATCAATCTCTTCGCTGCCGAGGGTGCTGTTTCTCGTGTGATTGGCCCGTGAGCATTGATGCTGTCTCGCAGCGCTCCGACCAGATATCGCTCCAAAGCTCCTCGTTGCGATAGATTGATTTTCCTCTCAGTTGTCAAAGGCTTAGGCTCCCAATTCAGATGCCGGGTTGCCGCTTCGTACTCAAGATCAAAGAAGACTTGGTCCGCAAAATCACGCCAGCTAAGGGCCTTGATTTTGGCAGCAACTTGCTGAAAATAAGTACCTTTGAAGCCTTCGTACAACCCTGCTGCCATCTCTTGCTTGACGACTGCAAGGCTATATAGCCTGTCCAACAGGACGACGAGAAGGTTATTATCCAGTTTGTTAATTGGAACCTCCTTCCCGCCTCTGTTTGTCCAGGTAGGTGGAGCCTCTGCAACGGGGAACAAGTGTAAAACGAGTTCCTCGTTCATCGAATCCACACTTCATGGTGAGTATCCGTGATAGCAACCGCCACCGGAGCGATTGCCATACGCGGATCGATTTCGTGTTTCTTCATGAGTTCTGTTGCTTCGTGCAAGGACTTACAAAGACCAAGCGGAGTGGAGAACCAAGTCTCCCACCGCTTGATACTCTCGTCCTTCTCACCGAAGATGACCCTGTTCGATAGAACGCAGATCAATTGTGATTCTCCGGTTCATCGTGCGGGACATAATCACCCGCTGGTCCGTATGTATGCCAATTGCAACTTTGGCACCCTTGATAGTTGTCGTCTTCGTTTCCTGTGTCCTCACAAGAGTGCATCGTGGGTCGCTTGCAATTGCCACAGTAACGCACATCATCGTACAGGTTTCTCATGTGAGAGCCTCTAGCTAACAGGGTGGGCGACCCTGTTAGCTATCGAAATCACTGAGCGTTAAGCTCTTCACAGGCTTCCTGTGCGGACGCTTCATCCGCGAAGCCCTTGACCGCCGCGCCACTGGCAACCTCGATCACTGCGTAGGCATGACCTTGGGCTGTAAGAGGGTCCGAAGCCTCCAGCTTCTTCGGGCTATACCGAAGAGAGTTCTTCTTCTTTGTAACCTCAGCAGCAGCGGTTACACCGGCCTTTGCAGCAGCCGAGACTCCCGTTCCGGGAGTCGAAGGCGTGCCAGGAGTTGCAGACGGAGTAGACATCACTTACCTCCAAGAAGCATCTTGCGTTGCTCGGGTGTTGGAAGTTCGATAACTCGCCCCGAAGCCTCACGAGTTAATCGGTCCATTGCAGCTTTTGCTGCTTGTTGCGGGTGTTTCTCACAGTTCGTTAACGCATCGACGATGCCGTTATAATACTGAAGTTCAAAGGCTTCATGAATATTCAGCCCCAAGCGACCGTAACGGTTCACGTTTTGGTCATGAAGCACAGATCCGATGTTGCCTTCGATTTTCAGCCGACCGTGATTAACTGTCATCAACTCAGCAAGTCGCCGAAGATTTCGACAGTCATTGAGATTGAGCCAATCGTCAAGCGTCATCCTTCCCTCGCCAGAATTTCCTCGACAGTCCACTCTTGTGGCTTAGGAGGTTGCTGACAGCAGCAAAGACAGAATTCAGGCAACTGCTCGCTTGCTGAAACAATAACTGTCATCATCGTCGGTCTCCCTTACAGGTAGTCGCCCACGTATGGGCCGAGTTTGTCGATTCGGTCGAGTTGCTCCTGAATGCTCTCCATCACACGATGCCGGTTGGCGTAGTCTGAATTCCACATTCGTGGAGGCTGACAGACCTTACCTCCACGCTCTCGGAACTTCTTGACGTTGGAGTCCGAGTCGTCAACCAAAATCGTGTCGTGACGAGCACCAAGATGTTTCTTGCTGCCAAAGACGATGTTGTGCTTGTAATGTCGAGGCAAATGCCTCTCCACCCATCGCTTCTTGCCGTCCATGCAGCCGTAGTTCTCGCTTGGTGATGTCCAGAGCGTAATATGCTCCTGCCCATAACGGGCTTCCAACATCTTCACAATGTCGGGACCGTCTGGCAGCCACTCTAACTTAGCCCAAAACTCGAAATCCATTGGCTTCCAGAATGCCGGAGCTTGCATTTTTACAAGTTCCATGATGTCCCAGCATCCAGGATGATCTTTATACAACTCTTCCGTTGTTGTACGCAGATCGTGGACTTCTATTGCTCCTCTGATAAAGTCCACCAATACACCATCCATATCGAGTAGAATTTGAAATTCTCTCGACATGAATCAATCCTTACCTTTCTTGTTCAAGACAGCCATCTCCTCGAAGAGAAGCTCTCTCAAAGCGACGATTTCAGTTGGAACTTTTCTTCCTTGAACATGAGCGCACGTCTCATGAAACTCTATCGCCAACTTTGCTTGAGCTTGCTTTGTGAGCAGATAAGGCTGTATCAATTTGATTGCCTGAACTGCTCTTGGACCGCCCACTGAAATACAGACACATCCTTGTGTCTTGTTTTCTTAGCTGGACTAGGATATATTTCACCACATTTCAAAATCAGCTTGAGCCTCTCAAGTGTTGCTTTATGCGTCATCTGACATGCCAGATAGACATTATAGCTGTTACCTGAAGTGTAAGCTATTTTGATGCAACCCTCGCCGTCAATAAGACCGGCAGCCCAACCAATCATGCCTTCATGAGTCATACCAGTTCTAATCCTTCGTCGTGGTACATGGAGAATCCGGCCTCATCACCCATTGCCTTGCAGATGAATGCGGCCATCCAGTGTCCGAGCCGAAGAACCTCGCCGTTGATTTCGACAGGCTCTTGCCAGGCTTTAGGGTTGCCGCCGAGTTTGTACATGACGCGACCGAAAACCTTCAACTCTTCATCGACGAAGATTGTAAGAACTTCCTTTTCGCGCCACAATTCCAAGCTAATGGCTTTTGGCTCAGCCGGATTGTATGGAATTACAATCCTGTAACCGTCCTTGATTTCGCCAGTAAGCCTGACACGTTGACTCTCTGGCCGACGAACTTGTCTGCCAATGCTGTCATTGGCGATGATAAAATCGTGCCAGATGCCGCTGTCAATATCCATCAAGGCGTGAATATCGCCTTGCTTGGTAGTTGAATTCATCAACGCCTTGATGCGCTTGATGGGGCTGTTGTACTTGAGCATGGCAAACACGCACACCATTGCTGTCTGCCGCATCTCCTTTGAGCCGACGAATTCGAGCTTCTTCATAGGACGTATCCGCTTTCCAGTGGTGGGAGGACGATTGGCAGCTCTCTCGATGTCCCACCTTTCTGTAAGAATATCCTCGCAATCCTTTGTAGCTCTTCCCATACTTTCCCCGGATACGTGTTGCCCAGCGAGCCGTTGTACAAATCCAACAAGGCTTTGTACTCGTGCAAGCATTGTTCTCGTGTTTGAAGCCGCTCATTAGGAATGATCATCGCCTTACAGTCCCTCCACACGAGCAGTATGCCCAAGAGTCCAGTGGCAAGATTTGAACAACCTTGCCACACTTGCAATTCCTTGTAACCGCCCCAAGAGAAACTTTGAAGGCTTTATCCAGCCTTTGATTTCGGCGGGCTTCTCGCTTTTGTTTCTTACCCATTAGTTCACCTTTGGGTCAATGGCATTGAGCATCGCCGGATCACTAAGCGGGATGATAAGCCACTGTCGGTCTTTGATGATTTCGACAGCACGTTCAGCCCATCTGTCAACCTGTGCTTCGGTTGAAAATGGACCAAAGACTCCGTTCACCTGTTCGCTTAGTGTCAGCACTTCGCTCGGTAATGCCGGCTCGAACATCACGACAACGAACATGATGCCCTCCAAATCTATGGGGTTGCACCACGCGGCCCCATCACAACCTCGTGTGCTTACCTGCCGGGCGACCCGTGGTCGGTTATTCTACCCAGCCGGAGGGAGCTTGTACATGCGGCTTTAGCTCTCCTCACTTCTAGGGGGACTCAGTCACCGCTCCCGTGCCTAGATACTCAGACAGCTTTGTTGCAAGATACCAAGGACGTGTGAGGCTCCAACGTTTCTTTGCGTAGGCACGAATAGTACCTTTGTTGCTCCAGCGATCTTTGCTTCGCAAGGCTCTCCGGATCAGCTTGACACAAAGACTACGCTGCTTCTTAGGCCCCATCTTGATTATACAATCAAGAAGAGTCTGCATCCTGAGTTTCTTTGGATCTCTGAGCTTGGTTAGATAGTAATTAAGCTCTGGATGGCCCTGGCAATGTTCATCAAGCCAGTCGGCCAAAATCAGTGCTTCGTCTTTCTGTCCAGCCAAGATGGCCTTAACAGCATCCAGCATGTCCATGAAAGCCTCCGCTGAGGACTCGAACCTCAGATTCCTACTCTGGTTAGGAGTTTTGAATTACCGTTATGCTACAGAAGCCCCTTGCCCAATTCTCTCTGGCTCCAGAGGCGGGGCAAGGTCGCCTCAATGCCAGCGGAGCGGCCATATCGTACTTGAGCCTGCTGTCGTACCTCGTGGCTATTTCAGTACGTCCACGAGAGAGGCCACGGAGGGAATCGAACCCTCGCCACCTGCTTACAAGGCAGGCGCTCGACCTTCGAGCTACGCGGCCACGAGCTTCCTTGCTCTGCAATGTCAGGACTTCATCCCGCCCTGCGACCCTCGTTTGCCGGAGAACAGGTCGATGCTCTCGAAATCGTCTTGAGACACCCGGCATCTCAAGCCGACCGCACTTTTACCCTCTCGTGTGCGGAACGCGCGCCTGTCTCCCTCACTAGGGAACATCCTGCAAGTGCAGGAGAGAGTGAGGTACTAGAGCAGCTTGGACATATGGATTTTAGCCACTCCAATTTACACCGGCATCCCATTGAGACGGGGATTCATGCTTGATAACATGAGCCATACCGATGGTTCCACTGAATCAGGCCGCCGCCGGGGATTTGAACCCCGATCAACTTGGGTTTGCAGCCCAAGCATGCTACCAAATACATCACGGCGACTCACTTGTCAGACCGCCCGAAGCGTCCGGACAACATCCGTGGGTTGCCCGGACCCAACAAACGTCTTTCCGGTAAGGGCGGAAATCAAGCTGACAAGCCGTTCCACGTTTCGATTGTCGTAGACGAGAAAGTCCTTGACAACTGGCTGTCCGTGTTGATCCTTCACAAGACTCATCTTGTTCGCGTGTCGTACTGTGATCGTCTCGACCTGCATTGATCACTCCCAGCGTTCAGGGTACATCTCGAACTCAAGGATGGCTGTCAGGATCTCACACCACGTTTCGACCCCAAAATCACCATCTGGCAGATCATTGCAGCCTTCCCCGTCCTTGCCAATAAGGAAGGCTTGTAACCACCCCTCTGTGGCGACGATTTTGTAGTCGTTTTCTCGACCCACGATGAGGAAGCTGATTTCTCCGCCATCTTGTTCCCACTCGGAGGTCTCGAATTTCTCAGCCCATTGCTTGAGTTGGTCGAGCATGATTTCACCAACTTCCAGGGTAGTTGGCCGGATTGATCTCTTGATGGAACTCGTCAGGCGTGATGCCCATTGCCTTCAAGATTGTGTTCTTGTGCTTGATCACGTCATTGGTGATCCGCAACTCGTGCTTATGCAATGCACACCGGATCGACTCGCTTGAGAGCCGCTCCAAGCACTTGAGTTCGGCCTTCTCCTCCTTGGTCAAGTAGCTGGCCCTTCCTGCCACTTGCACAAGAGCCGATTGCAACCGAGTCATGACCCCAAACGTGTTTGGAAGCACGTCTTTGTCCAACAGATCGCTGACGCACTCCCTGATGGTGAAAATCGGATTCACAGTCTTATACGCCTGCATTAACGGTCCTCCTCATACGCTTTAACAATGTTATCCCACGTACCGTTGTACGCTAGATGAGAGCGAACCGTTCGCTCCTCTGACTCGTGCAGTTGTTGCTTCTGGGATTTTGCTGTCAATTTTCGACAGTTTGGGCAAATACCGCTTGATTTCGTCGGACGCCTGCAATTAAAGCAGGTCATCGACCGTCCATCCCTTTGCACACAATATGCAAGTAGCGACAAGCATATGTGTGTAGGCAGGTCGGATCGTGAAAGTGGGCGGCTTCATCAGTGAATCCAAAGTCGTCGCACATATCTCCGAGAACTCCTATCTCACTGTACTTGCTTTCTGACCGGATCTGGAACCCCAGCCGGCGAATTTCCAGCGGATATCTTGGTTCGTACTTGGGTTTCGTGAGAACTGTGTCCTTCCAGATATCCCACAACTGGATTTTCGGAACGTACTTCATCAGCCCTCGAAGGTGCGGATGGGTACGCCAGCTCAAATTGGTCATATCCTGCCACTCTTGTAGATCAGACAGCAGGTTGTAGATGACCCACTGAGCTTTCTTTCGTTCCGGAAGCGTGAACGCTCGGAAGTCACGCCAGCCCGGAGGCTTCATGAACAGAGATCGATTTCCCAATCCTAGCTTGAACTTTTCGTAGGCTTCCTTGACCTTCGGCCACTCGATGAAGCCCTTCAGCCAATCGCAGCACCCGAACAAGAAGTGCTGATAGCCGAAGAAATCATCATCGGTCAAGTTCAAGACCGAACCCTGAAGGTGAGCCAGACTGTCAAATCGATCCATAAAATCAAATCCTCCCGTGTTATGTGCCGTAGGCTGTCCCTACCTAAGTATAGCACACTTTTTCCGACTTGTCAAGTCGAATTTTAGGATGGATTTGATTTTACGACACCAGTGTGAACCGGCGCACACCAGACTCGTGCATCCCGAGAAACTCGTCTACGAAGCGAGACGCTTGATGATTTGCATCGGTGACTTCGAGATATTCTACTCGAAATCTAGACCATTGCTCGGCGTCCCGGACCACAGCAGTTACTAGGTATTCCTTGCCTTTGAAATGACGGTAGACCCCGCCAATTTTGACCCCTTGAACAAGAAAGAAAGCTGCCAGCTTCTCGACAACTTCCTGGTATTTCAACCAGTCAAAATCAGGGTCGAATTTCTCTTTGAAGCAAAGCAAGGCGTGCATGCACCACCATTGGTTGTAAGGAGGGTTCAAGATACACCGTTGACAATTCCCACTCGGGTTGCCTCCATCCTGGCAAATTATAGTCCCATTCAAGACACTGCCAGCCACGACAAGCAAAACCCAAGTTATGAATGATGTTGAGGATCTGTTGCAGGAGATATAACGGGCTTCGCCAATTGGCATCCCGATCAAAACAGTCCGGGAAATCATAGTCAAAATGATATGCTATGATTTCCCGGAGCTGCTTCTTTTGTTCGAGTGTCGGCGGGTCGCCAACGAACTCTATCCTCGTCGTGTACCAGCTTGCCAATTTTGCCTCGCTCGGCCAATTGCCTCTTGCATCGGGGAGATGGCTCCGAGAGGAACCCCGTATTGTTCCCCTGTTATGAGGAAAGGGGCACCGGGTTGGAGCCACCGTTGGATCTCTTGAGCAACCAAGTTCTCAAAGACTTGACCGCCCGCCGTTGGATGATTCCGCTTAATAACCTCCTCGCATGAGGGCCGGAGCAATGCCTCAGTCGCATCAACGAAGACACGTTCTCCGGGCAACGGCGTGTAGCTTCGTATACGGATGTCGAAGTTCCACTGTACATGGGTCATCTCCTTTCCGCAGCGAGATTTCACCACGAAGGGTGTCACGCCGTCTCTTGAGTTCCAAATCCACTCTACCACGGTCCCGTCCTGGGAGGCGTACTTCATGAGACAGTACGCCTCCCGGTGCCGGAACTCACTCTTCTTCTGGGCATCCACTGAGGACCATCCTCTCACACAGAGCGAGTGCGCTGAATGCGGAAGCAAGAGCCTGCATCAGCAGCGTCTCTGCTTCCTCGTCCACGGTTGCAACCACGATTTCCCAATCGTCCCAGCAACGAGGGTCACCGACGATTTCGATCTCATCCAGATCACAGTCACACTCATGCAGGCAGCCGTCGAGGCAGTCCTCGTCACAGTTGTGTCCGCAGTCGTGTCCATCGATTTCGATGCTGTCCATGCCACGACAAATGGCAATAAGATCGTTGCCAGCGTCGAAAGCGTGAATAGGCCCATTGTACTCGAAATCGAACGAAGTACCATTAGGCTTGGCAAAGCGAAGCATTTTCTATTTCCCTCGTTTGTTCAAGAGACTCAACTCCTCTCGAATGATTTCGCGAAGAGTTAAAACATCTTCTGGAATGTTGGCTCTAGTTTTGAGACACTTTTCGCCCCATTCAAGGGCAAGTTCTCCTTGCCTGCTCTTGGTGAAGAGATAAGAGTTAATCAATGATACAACATAGACAGCATCCTTACCGGAGGCTTGATATGTCCATAAATTGTTGTGTTTTCCGCTTTTGCGGATTTGATTGACTCTGCCAACACCAAATAGGGAATGAAGTCTTTTGATTGTCAGTTCATCAGTCATTTGAACTGATACCAAAAGCGTAATCTGATTGTTTCTGGAATCTTTACTTGTGGTTATACTCCCTTCACCGTCGAAGATTCCAGCAGCCCATGCAAGATGCTGCAAATCAATCAAGATACTCACCAATAAGGTCTGGTGTATCAAGATCAATTACTAAGTGAATCCTTTCTGTCTGGCCATCATTTGTGACTTGATGCTTGAGCCAGTAGGGCACCGGCCCATGCCAGAAGCCGGGCTTCATTCGATAGATGCCCGACACTTCATCCCACCAAGTACAATCGTCGTTGGTTACAATAGGCAGGTGCCAACGCTCGATTGTTGGATGATTTCGCTTTTGCAGCGGAGTAGGAAGAAGGAAATCGCGATGAATCGGAACCCTTACGTTCGGCTTCATCTTGTTAACCATGATGTGCAGAACGCTCAGATTCCGAAGCCTCGCGATTTCCTCCAACGCGGCTTTCAGTCCGGGGTCGTTGCTTACTTCATTGGGAATCCCTCCGTTAGGTGCTATTGCCATCTCAGCTCCTGACCCGTCTAGCCAGAAGGATAGCCGTTGCACAGCCTCAAAGATGACATCAACATCCAACCCACTTTTCAGCCTCTTCATCTGAAATCTCCATCAGGGTGCGGGATTTGAACCCACGGCTCCCGGCGTATCAGTCGTGACTTTGCGACATCGGGAGTCTTGCTCACGTTCACACTTGGTCCGAAGACTTCGGCATAGCCTTTCACGGTATCCGAAATCCACACTCGTACAACCCTGACGAAGTCATCCGCCGATGCACTCTGTGTCGATCCTTTCTAGGTCGTGTTCGTCGTAGCCGGTCTCAAGGACCGTCTGCCATTCTTGCAGACATTGACCCGGAAGAACAGACCCATCGCTCTCGATGATGATTTCGATCTCCATGTCTCCTCCAAAAAGAAAAGGACAGGCCGGGAGTGGGTTAGTCTGTGCCAGCCGTCCGAGAGCCTTCAGTCGATTTCCAGCGGGGAATACCCAATTTACCCCTATCCGAAAGCAGCAAGCCTCACACTCTTGCTACCCCAGATTAACCGCTCACACTTGGGGAAATCATATAGACAAGACTCTAGCCGGCTCGGTGGGAATCGAACCCACGTCTTCCGCTCCAAAGGCGGACGTTCTACCATTGAACTACAAGCCAGGATGCTGACTCCGTGGTATTGCAGTCGGTCAGCGGCGACTGTTAGGAGCGCTTGTTATCGCGTTGCTGCAACCCATCCGAACGCCAAGACACGCCAAGTTGCAGCTTAGGTACTCACGGCTTTCCTCATGATCGAAGGCGTGCCTATTTCTCTTTATGAGCGTCTTCGTAGATGATGCAAACCACACCAAATACGGTTGCCAAAATCCAAGCTGCTACGCAAGGCGGTGTTCGTGGATCGTTATGACCCTGCGGAGGTTTCACGGTTGGTTCGGTGAACGTGATGGCTCCAAGGCTACTGATAGCCAGCACGAGAAGAAGCACGAAAACAGTTCGCAAAATCCACTTCATTAGTCCTCGCTCCTTCTTTCCCTTCGATTTGCCTCAGAACGTGTAGTCATCGCACGCTTTTGTCGGGCATATTCCCGGCTTTGAGCGTCACGAACTGTTGCCCTTTCATAACAAGGGTCGCAGTAAAAATCCGTCTTGGACTCGCGTCCAGAAGACGGATCTTTACTGTAACCCTTTTCGGTAGGCTCGCCACACCCATTACAGGTGCGCACTACCAGCCTCCGATCGTGGCGTATACCTCAATGCCCATTGACTCGACGTGAGCCTCGGATGCCACCTGATGGTACTTCGGCCCCATACGGCGAAGCCAGATTTTCTTCCCGTCGTTGAACGTGTACGGCTTGCCGTCGAGGTTGTGGTATCGGGGCAGCGTCTTCTGCTCCTTGTTGAGAAGCACAACCACGATGTTCATGTCAACCTTCGTCACGATTTCTTCCTCCAGAACCAAACCTTGTCGAAAGTCCAAGGATCAACCATCTCAGTGAGAGAGTAATCCTTCCAGTTGTCGAGTTTGTTGTATGTGTCGTAGGCACGCTGGTACTGATAGTCCCAGTCCTTATCTCGGATGTCTGGCTCCATCTTGGCCAACTCATCCAAAATCTCTTCAGTTTCTCTTGGCGACACGAATGTTCTCCCAGCAGTCGTTGCACGTCCAGATGGACTCTCCAACCCGGCAAATCATTTGCTTACGGGTTTGATTGCAACAGTGGCACTTGAGTTGTTCGGTTGTTCGTTGGATCGTCCTATGTCCAAACACGATATGGTACGAGCTGGTATCCAACATGTACCAGGCTGTGAAGAACATTAGTTTTCCATTCCTTCGATCAGATCGTCCTTCACCGAGTCTACATCGATGACTTCGATTTTGACTCGACGAACAGTGGCAACATGGTTCCACTTCTCGATTTCGCACTTGGGTGTTGTAACCCAAATGCCGTCTACGAGTTCGGCAATCTGCCTCGCCCAACAATACTCGATCGTTTTCCGGTCTGTCCGGTACGACGTGTGATTGTAGCGAAACAGGCGATTTTTGTGCGCACCGACATCGCAGAGAAACAAGTCACCATGCTGGAGAGTGTATAGAGGGTGCAATTCTCCATCCTTCCATTAGTTCGAGTGCAGTGATTTCCTCTGACGCTTGTTGTACAGTTTCAACGCTTCGATGAGTGTCGCGTCTATTTGGATTGTCTGCGTTCGGGCCGACCCACACCCGAACTAGATACTGTCCGTAGACCTCCCAATAAATTAGGATGCTTCGTTCCCGGTTAATACATCGTGTGATACAAACGGTTGCCAGATCCATCGTCAGAAATCCTCCCCATCTCTTCCATGAAAAAGATTTCGTACTCCTCTGACTTCATGTCAATGAAGTGCCAAGTACGACGCAACTCTGGCGGTCGCTCCTTTGGAGGAGTAGCCAAAGCCTCCGCGATCCCGACTCGGAGTAGCGTGCGACACCAAATCGTGGCTGAACAAGTGTCATTCTTGGCTGGCGGATTGCCCTCATCGAACAACCGTCTGTGATGGTTGACGCTCATATCAGTGTCCTCCAATCGCCAATGTGAAGAAGGATTTCCTTGTCAAGCGACTCACAGCCCGTTGTCCGCATCTTGCAGACAACCAGTTTGTTGTACGTTGATTTCAGGTATTCGATTTTCTCAACCCAGCCGTCGAAAATAACGATCTCCCAAGCAGTCATGTCCATCTTCTTGACGTTCCATTGCTGGCCGCAGAAGATGCACTTTGCTTTGGAAATCGCATGACAAGCCCGGCAGGGCTTGGGATTGAAGCGGCTTCCAGCCTTCGTATCGGGCGGTTTCTCTTTCAAGGCGGTGCCTCCTCAGATGATTTTGTCGCAGAATTCGACCATTTTCTGCTTCAACTCGTCACTGAAACACGGCCACAGACCTTCTTCCTGCACGGACAGCATGGCTATATGCCAGGCCGCATGCTCAGGAAGATTAAAGGTGATCTCTCCGTCCTCGTCCCATCGGGTTCCTTCTGGGGAGTAGTGGATGATTTGGTACGCAACTTCTGATCCTGTCTGATACCGATGACCGACCCAATCGAAGGCGTCCCGTTCTGATTTTGAAAGCGTCAAACTGTAAGCCATTTGATCCCCCGCTACAAAATCAAATCATGCGTGCAACGGGCATCGGCCCGCCGCATTTGCAACGTAAGGACAGCCTACCTTATAAGAGCCGGTTTGTCAAGCGAATTTTTCCAGAACCTTGATTTGATTTTACAGTGGCACCCCTCGTCTGAGGGGTGCCACTGATTTCCGAATCAAGCCAACAGCCCAGACAGATCCACGTCGTAAGTAGTGCCATCGTCATGGGTGAACCGGAGGGTATTACTCTCCAACTCAATATCGCCGCAGCTTGTAGCCGTGACAGGCAGCGAGAACGACTTCGACCCAAGCAAGCCCTGGAGGAGCTTGATGATCAAATCATTCAGCTTGCCGCTGGCCAGCAAATCACGAACCACGTTGAGCAGAGCATTCACGAGAATGTCTTTCAATGTGTCATTTGCCGGCGTTCCGTCCACTGTAATGGACAGCTTGCCATTGGTGAGAAGATCCCCGAGCAGCTTGGAAATCAGCTCACCAATCTTGCCACTCCTAATGGCATCCTCGACCTGCTTCTTGAGCAGATTGAACAGAATCGTCTTCAACATCATCGACTCCTCGTTGCTTGTGCGAACCACTGATCTTCCTCGGTGCCCTTACCGGAAAGGTCACGCGACTGCTTATCGAGAGCCTCGCAGCGTTGCTTAGACTCTTCGATAGAGACGTCACGGAAGAAGTGGCCGCTGTTGATGACATCCCACACATGCTGAGCTTGCCTGTAGACTGCCTGCTGATGAGCAGCACGAATCTTCAGACGGTGTTCAGCGACTCGGATATCCGGCATATCCGGCATGACAGACGGCTTGCAAACGATTTGATCAACAGAGACGACAAAGTCTCCACCGACATCCTGGCCGCACAGCCAAGCATAAATTGCAAGCTGCCTTGCCCAATCAGCATTGTAATCCTCAAGCGCTCCGGCGGCATTGATCATGATGCCACGGAACGGGAGAAGTTGGGCATTCTTGTGTTGGCCCTTGTTCATCCCTTCCACACGAAGCCTCACGTACCCTTGCATCGGGCTTGTGTTGTACTTTGAGCAGAAGCCGTTGACCTTCCAGTCGTGGATTACGTTTGCACCTTCCTTGTTGATGTATGTGAGGTCGGGCTTCCCGAGTAGGGGAACCTCGCCCACTGTTCGGCTGGCCCCTTCCTTGGAACCATTGACAATACCCTTCACTTCAAGCTCGAAGCGAGGAGTGGAAATCGAACCCTGAAGCTCCAGCATAAGGTCTGCTAGAGCGCCAGACTTACGATATTCCATGAAAGCGTAAGCACCTGCCCGCCAAGCCCAATCTCGATTCTGAGGCTCGACTTGTGCCTCGAATAGTGCCTTCAACTCGAATCGAGGATCGGCACCCTTACCACACAAGACTTCGTGCAGATGGCTCTTGACATAAGCATCAAAAGCCGATCCAACACTCATTGGTTGTGTCTGAGGAAATCGAGGTGACTTGTTATCCGACAAATAGTTCATATAGAACTCTTGCGGATTTTCGTAGAACAATGAGATGCTCGTCGGACTGAGGTACTCAGGCTTGCGCATTGAAATCCCCTCAACGGTTGGGTTTCTTTCGGATGAAGGTCAAGGAAATCTTGAGCTTCATTTGGCCGTATTCACCAGTTGTTTTGAGATCCATCTCTCCCATTGGAAACACTCCAGTATTCCAATCACTTCCATTCTTTGACTCATGGATGTGTAGAGTACGGGTCTTGGCATCCCAAATCCAAGATCCATGAAACTTATCAGCACCCCAAGGACAGTAATGCGTACCGTCCTTATAGAAGTGATAGACACATTTCGTGGTATTCCACTCCACTTCGTAGTCTCCAGGCTCAATGATCGGAGCTACGAACGATTTCGGCTTCGGGACTGGAGCCGTCCACAGCAACGGGCTGAGGCAAATCAGCCCCAACAAGCCCAGCAGTATCCAAATCAGGAGACGTTTCATCATACAGGCCACTCGTAGTAGAGAAGAGGGCAGTCCGTCCAACCGAACTGGCCATACCAGATCGGGTCTTTTCTGAGAAGGTTTGCTCTATGTGAAGCGTGAAACGACTCTCGACCTAACCATTTGGGCATCTGGATAGAAGAGTCTTGTGCCACGTCTAGTGTTAAAAGCAGTTTCTCCCGTACAGTGTCTTGGAAACCACGAGCTATCCATTCATCGCACATGGCAACACCGTATTGTACCAGAGCAGGGCAAAATCCCCTCCACATTCTGATACAAGGGTGTTGTCGCCAGCCTGTTGATTTCCCTTGCAAGGTATTAACAAGCTGCAACACTTCAACCCTTTGTTTGCCAAGACGGGCACGATCGAGGCACCGTGCGGAAGCTGCAAAGTCAGGGTACGGGAGAAATGTCTGCACGTCAGAAACCTCCGATAATTTGTTGTGCTTCTTCTCGGGTCATAGTGCCGATATCGATGATTTGTCCACAGATGGACAGGTTGGTGTAGTCATCACCCCAATCTGCTAGATTGAACGGCTCACCTTTTGCCAACATTCGTACCACTTCCCGATAGTTGGACTCCATCAGCCGGTAGATTTTTCCATAGCAGTTGAGGTAGCGGAACACTAGTCACCCCTCGATCGCATCTTGAGCGCTGTGAACTGGCCTTGCCGGTAGGCCATCTCTTCGATCACGAACGCATTGATCGTGTACTCCATGAGTACCTCGAATTTTTCATAAGTGATCGGCTTCTCATTCACGATGATTTTACAATCCTTCGGAACCTTGATGTACAGGCCGATTTCGCTTGACTTTTCCTTCTCCTCTTCCTTGGGCTTGATGGCATCCTTGACCTTATCCTTGAGCTTCTCTTTTTCCACTTCCTGTTTCAACTTGCTCTTTTCATCCTGAGCCTTAGACGTAGGCCCACAACAAGCCAAGAAGAGAAGCAGCCCCAAGACTGCAAGCACAAACCACCGCATCACTGTTTCTCCATGTACGAGTTGAATCGGGCTTCGATTTTGGCTCGCCGTCGTTGAATCTCTGGTCGAGACATCTCCATCTGATCTGCGATTTCTTGATCAGAATAGCCTTGAAATCGAAGCTCAACGATTTTCTTGTCTTCCGGTTTCACCGCCGCCCTGTCAATGAACTCCAACAGATCCTGGTATCTATTCTGTTTCTGGGTTACATGGACGTACTGTCCAAGCGAGTGCCCTTTGAGCAGCTCTATATCTTCGCCTCGCGCCCGAGCGTCTCGTAATGTACTGTTCGGGATGCAGACTATATGATCTGTGACCAAGTGCCTGCGAACAAAGCGATAGATACACGATTTGACCCAGCTTGGCAAATCGTCGTCGAACATCTTGTCAGCGGCATTCACCAACGCATAGGCAATGCCGTGATAGCCCGCGCTTGTGAAATCGTCCTCTTTCCCCTTCGGTGCAAACTTTCTGGCAATGTTTCGTGCCAAAGGAAAGAAGTGTCGTGAGAGATCATCAAGCTCAAAGCGGGTAAGGGTGCCATTTTTGAGCTTGAGAACAGCTTCTGCCATATCCAACGATACTCCTACTTGATCATCCAGAACGTCTCGATCTGGAACCAGTCGAGTGGATAGCTGGTCCCATTTGGGTCGTATAGACGTTCCCCGTCCCACGCAACAGCGTGTGGCTGATTGTGGATCTGTCCCGTAATAACGCCGCAATTGTGCTGCATCAATTCAGGCATGCGCCAATGCGGCTCTGGGAGCGTGGGGATCTCGATTGCTTTTCCATCGCGAGATCGAAGCCAGGGCTTGGCTTCAAAAGGCGTGACAGTTCGAGAATAATGACGCCACGCGATGAAAATCATTTCTTGAATATGGAAACCTCTCCGACACGCCGGCTCCTCGAATTGCGGCCACGCAATCTCGGAGCCGTCGTGCCCGGCGTAAGCTATGATGTTATATACGTCAGTGTATAACGCCATAGCGAACGCCGTTGGGAGGCAAGACCATCGGTTAGGGCTTCGTTGTGGATACACGAACGATGTCCCGCTTCGGAGCCGATTCTTCGAGCTTGTATTCGCTTGGGCGGGGTAGCCTGAAGAACATCTCCTTGATTTCCATCCCGTCTACGACGATCTTCACGAGCTTATACTCGTGATACATGATCGTCTTCGCATGCTTGCGGAATTGCTCCTTGGTCAACGTCTTGAACTTCTGTCCAACTTCAGGAAACATCATTTCCAAGTGGATTTTACAATCCTTGTGGACAGCCAGCTCAACGCCAAACACAAGAGGCTTATCGGGCGGCGGGGGTGGAGGGCATGCCGACAGTGCCAGAATCAAGCAGCAGGTGTACACGGCTTCTCCTTCACTTCCAGAAGAGAATCTTCGATCTCGATGTAGAAGTCAGCAGCCTCGCGAAGCTCTTGCGGGATTCCGCACGCGAAGATGATGCACCTGACTCCCTTGTCTCGGATGAACCGCACGAGATCGATTAGATCCGCGTCAGCCGATCCGAGGACTACCGTGTCAACACGATCAAGTACACGGACGACATCAAGCGTTAAGCCGATATCCCAATCAGCCTTACGGATAACTTGCTTGACGTTATCCTCAGACATACGAGATCGCTTGTACTTGGTGTCGTATCCCAGCTTCTTGAGGCAGTTGATGAAGGGATTTGCTTCCTCACCCATCTGCACCCCGTAGGCAAAGGCCCGGTAAAGTTGGCCAAGTTCGCCAACCTTATCTCGGATCTTTGCATAGTCGAGCTTGCGATTCTGGAATCGCTTGCCGACACAATAGTACAGGTTGGCGATATCAACGAACAATGCGTTCATGGTACAGGAATCTCGCATACGGGTCCAGAGCAATACCTTTCGTCAATGCCATCGCTGTTGCTCAGTTGTGACCAGTCGATGGAAGAAATCTGATTAAGCCGACGATAGTATTCGGCTTGGCTGATCCCTTCCTCAGGCATTTGACGATACGCTCCCTTCGGGGAGTGTGGCAATAGAGACACGGATTTTGTCAGCGGAGCAATCGCTGATAGTACGGGTTCGATGTCTTTTTCCTCATGTCGAGGGTCGAACTCGTACACTTTGGCTTCAAGAAGCACGCCGTCCTGGAACTTGCATTTGACCTTATACCTTTCAGGCCAAGTGTACTCGGGCATCTCGTTGCTGATGATTTGGGCTGCAGCCGTGATCCCGAAATAGTGTTCGAGTCTGGCAATGAAATCATCATCAACATGCTCTACGAGCGCCCACATGGGGCGAAAATAAAGTGTGTTGCTAACCGAGTTATCAGACCACTCGCGTTGCAACACGATCAGGTTCATCGCCTGTTCCCAAACTGTGACCTGATCAGCGGGCTGGGCCGGACCTTGATGAATGGGCCACTCGAATACATCGGTGTACTGGTCGTAATAGTCCTCCTCAAAAGGAACGCCCGCGAAGATGAGCAATTGGTGTACAGGGCTGTTCTTGGCAACCCGCACACGGCGTAAGGTGTAATTGAACGTGGGGTGTCCGACACCGGAAGTCTTGCCAGCCAGCTTCGGGACTGTTCCGCCTGGCTTGATCGTTGTGTGACGAATCGGTCTCGGAACGCCAGCTTCGTCGTTCGCCCATTGGGCTGTCCGAACAACCTCACTGTACCCTTCTCGCATGCAGCGAGTAACCTTGTGGACACCCTTGTCGTGCTTCCAGCCGGTGTAGTCAACAATGCCCACACCAATACGACGGTTACGAGCAACAACCCGATTCGTGCTAGGTTGATGAGTCGGTAGCAACGAAACAGTTGTGCAGTACATTGTGGCATACCCGCACGCCTCCAGCCATTGATCATGAGAACTGCACATAGTCGGGAACGTTTCCGACAAGTTACAGACCTCTCTGTGTTCAAGTGGAATTTCCCCACACGGATTGAAGCCTACTGCCTTATCTGGCCGAAGATCCTTCATCTTCTTGCCAATACGACCATAAGGCATATTGACCCTGTTGATGTAGCCAGGCTCTCCGTTTTTAACAACCCGTCGAGCGATTTCGCCTAGAGAATCGAAATCCTCTGGCGTCTCCAACTCAACGCTGTTGTTCGACATCCAGCCGTAGGCTTCTCGCTCCGGGAACCTGCTGTAGTCCTTCAAGTCTGGAAAGACCGGGTCGGACATCTTGCCTTTGGTTAACTCTGCGCTGCGCCGGACGTTGCCAGCAACAACGGCTACACCAGTCAAGTTGCCCAGATTCGTTTTCAAGTACACGCTATCGTATTCAGGGCGTGTGCCAAAAATCTCAAACTGCTCGATAGTTTGCTCGTGCAGTTTCTTGAGCGGAGCCGGTCCAGAAGAAATCCCACCAAAACCTTTGATTGGCAGATTTGGGCCACGAACCTTATCGTAGATCATTCGAGGCAGCTTTTGATCTGGCTTGGTGAAAGCATCGATCATTCGCTTCTCGGACTCTGCCCAACCTTCTCTTGTGTCTGGGATGACAAAATCATAAGTCCCGACCGGCTTGTAGATTTTCATGGCGTCATTTCGGAGCGGACCAAATCCGACTCCAACGCCACACATGAGAGAATCCATAAGCCAAGAGATGTCATCCCCGATATCGTCCGTGATATCTGTGTAGGCACAGTTGTAAAGCGCCATGCTACCGCGTTCATAGATGAACTGCGTGCCCATCGCCCACAACCCTCGCCCTGGCGGGAGCCAACGCATCATGAAAGCTGATTCAATGAAGCCAACGGCATAGGCTTGCCAAAAGTCTTCATCCCACTTAATGTGGTTCTTGACGTACCAATCTTTCCTGACGCTGAAGGTTCCATTGGTGACACGAATCATCGTGTCAGCCCAATCTTCCTGTTTCGGTTCAGCCCGAGAATATGTCCGGTAGAACAGGAATTCACCGAAGCCGTTATAACCAAACGGCGGAATAAGACTTCGGACATAATCCTCAGTCTTATGATTGATTTCGAAACGCTCTGTGACGTACATCAGTCTCCCAACTCGTACATCCTGGTCACGTCCGTCGCAACGATCGTGAACCTCAACTGCTTGAAGGCTTTGGCAATCATAGTGCCAAGGCTCTTAGCATGCTGAAACACTTCCTCTGGCTTCTTCGGATACCGAGGATAGTTGATCAGGCTAATCCTTGCACACGGCTCGCTGCCGTCCTTGTAGACGCAGGTGCCGAAAATCACTTCGACGCCAAGTCCAATATCGTTGCAATAGCACTGACACCAAGCCAGTAGCTCTCGTTCATTGTGAAGAGGTCCGTCGTACCCTTCTCGCATACCGACGGTGATAACGGCCGTGTATGTAGGAACTTCTACGACTTTCATCGGTATGACCTTTCAACGGCGGCTTGTGCCCAAAACAGAGACTCTTCAAGAGCTGTGATCGCTGCTGACTGTTCCCGACCGGGAGACGTGATTTCGATCACCTTTGTCGCATGGATCTTTGTCTGACCCCACAGAAGCTCTATCAGAGCATCCGCGTGTGGATGCGGGTGCTTCTGCCTTCGAGTAAAACGTCGATCGATTTCCAGAGCATCCACGTCACAATCTCCAGAAGAGATGACCGCACAATAGACCGGCGGCAAAGGGGATAATAGCTTCGGACTCAGAGAGCTTAACGATTACATTGGAAATCGTCGCCTCCGGTCCTCCTACCTTATAGGCTACAATATCATACAACATGAGTATGATGACCGTGAGCAGGAGAACGATTTTGGTTGTGTATATCACTCTTTGATACTCCAAAGAAGAAAGAGTGCGCAATAGGTGAACATAGTTGCCCACCACATCCAAGGGAATGGAGTACGCAGGAACCATCCGAGTAGGATGGCTCCTGCAACCCCAACAACGAACTTAGTCATGTTCCTCGACACGCGGCATGCCGAGAACAGACTTCTTCAAGGCAACACCACAATTGTACTTGTAGTGCTTCTTGGGCGGATTTCCATTCACGCCCGGTGTGATCTCGATTTCGAGAAGCTCTGCTTCCTTGGTCGCTGTCTCGTAGGCAGGATGCGAAGCCGTGATCATGATTTTGGCAGTAGCTCCGCCAGCGGCGTTGTACCAAAACATCCCTGATACCGGACCGAACACGCCACTACTGTTAGAAGTAGTAGCTGCCGGATCAGTGGCTCCAACAACCTTGTTGCTGTCACCTTCGATCTTTACCGTCACTGTTGCACCAGAAATCGGCTCAACAGTGTTGAAATCCATTACGCCACCGGAGACCTCGAACGTGTCGTGATTCGAGGGATGGCCCGAGCCTCCACCATCCGGATCGGTAGTATTGAAATCAAAGACAGCTCCAGTCACCTTGAACTTCTTTGAGTTCGCAGTCGGCTCAACAAGGACAGGGCCGATCAAGGAAACAAATTCTTGACCACCATCGTCCGTGTTCGTCGGGGTTCCCACAATACACCTCACTTCATGATGGAAAGGTAATGCCACCAGTTGCAGGGTTTGAAGAGTTTTTGATACTCTTCCTCCGTTGCCGCCACCAGCACCCAGATACCAACACCATGAGCAACGAACTTGGGGAAATCCTCAAGCTGTTGATTTGTGAAGGCGTACTTCTGCGGGTTTTTCACTTCAATCCAACGAGAACCATACCGAGGGTGGCAGGCGTACAGGTCCGGAAATCCGGACTGATACATATTGCCATGCGTCACCTTGACGAACCAGCCTCGGCATTCAAGAAAGTGGATAATTGCTTCCTTGATTTTGTCCTCAGGTTTCCCGCGTTTCTTAGCCTGGAACGGGTCCACGTTGTGCCCTCGCGAGTGCGAGGAGACCAACAGCTTGCTGGAGTTTGTCATGATATGTCCTCAAAGAGCCGGCTTCAAAAGCCGCTTGAGCCTCTGAAATCAATTCAGTGGCCTTACGCTCAGAGTAGCCGGGATCGTTCATCCCGACCACAAAGGAAAACGGACTCTTGTCATTTGGATTGAACAGACTCTCCAGCAGAATGCTGTGGATCGCCTTCTTTGTGACTTTGGCCTTCATGGTAGGTACTCGGTTTGCAGGTTCAGGATTAGGGACGACCGTAGCGATCGTTCCACGCTTTCTTGAGCAGCTTCATCTTCTTCCTAAGAAGAATCTGCTCGGCGAGCCGATTCTGTCCAAGCAGCTTGTATCGCTCCCAGACTTCGGGACGAAGAAGTGCCCAGACTTTCCGTGTATCCTCATAGGCTCCGGCTCGGACTTCCTTGAGGAAATCGAGTCGTTCATTCAGAACAGACTCGTTCAAAAGTTCGTCGGCCTGGACAACCTCATCATACTGGCTGTCCGGCACACCCGCCATCAGGGTCAGTTCCTTCATCTCCAGATAGAGGGTCTCGACTTGGCTGATCAGAGATTTCATTGTTGCCCTTTTGTTGCCATTTCTCGAACTCTTTCCTCTTCTCGTCGAGAATCTTTTCCAGTTCCATGACCTATCCCTGGCCAATCATGTTTTGAATACGGGCAAATGTTGCAACCATGTTACAACACTGCTCATACATGAGTACCTCGTACTCGGTCAGCTTGTGCGTCTTACACTTTTCACCGAAGGCTTGCACTGTTTGCATGACCATCATAATGGTCTGTTCCATATCAAGCCTCCAGTTCCGCTACTTGCTGTTCGAGTTCGATCGTCCGTGTTTCAAGAAGCACAATCTTGTTGCGAAGTGCTTCGATTTCATTCACGACTTCTGGCACCCATTTCTCAACGAAATCGACGCAACCCTCCCCATTGTTCATCATGGCCGCGAAAGACTCGTTGAGGAATTCCTGCACGTTCAACATGGTTGCCTTTCTGGAGTGCTACCACCTCCCGTTCGAGAAATCCGATGTAGCGGCTTTGAAGCGCCACTATCATCATAAGCCCAACTACCATACAGAGTAGTAGACCAATAACGGTGCGTTCCATTAGCTCTTGTCCGCCCATGTTTTGCAATATTTCTGCCAGTCCATGCGGATTAACGGAACCTTCGGCCTGAAGGTTTCCACAGTCTCCTTGACCACCTTAGCAACTTTGTCTACGTACTCTGGCAGACAAGGACATTGGATTTCGTCATGCACGTTCATTGGTTGCACAACAAATCTGCTCACACCGTGCGGTTGTAGATCCCAAATCTTTCGCTGCACTTCTTTCGTCACAGTAGCACCGGAAGACTGGATTACATGGTTGTTTGCTGCTCTGATATTGCTGGCCTGGATAGCGAACGCCGCGCCATACAAAGCAGATTGCACAGCACCATGTGCCGTTTGCATTCTATCTCTTCGCATGACAGGGATGGAAATCCGCTTCCATTCCTTGGGAGGATTTTGTGCGAGTAGATAGAGTGTCTTAGCGATCTGGTTCTCAAGAGTAAAATACCTTCGGAAGCCGAACATTGACTCAATGTAGTCCGCAGGAGTCTTGTACTCAATTTTAGAACCGATACCTCCGGCCTGTCGCAAAGCGCCAAGCATGTTATCGATCCTAACCTGAGAACGCTTGATGCCAGGGAATTCCTTATGGAATCGAGCCAACGCCGCCAAAGCCACTTCAAGAGGTACACCAAGTCGCTCGACAAGAGTGTGTTCCGTTCCTCCATACATCATCGCGAAGACTGCACTCTTCGCCCTCGTGTACAGGTCATCAGGTGTGCCGCTTGTTGCCTTGAGAGACTCGTAGGTGTGCTGCGGGTACACATGCACACCGAAGAGAGCGTGAATTTTCTTGCCGTCAGCGGAGCCGCAGTTCTTGCAGATGAAATCGTTGTCGAACTTCTCCGAGAAGATTTCTTCCTGCGTCTTTGGGGTGTAACCTTCTTCCTTCTTGGCTCTCTTCTTTTCGGCTGCAATACGCCATTCAACATATTCCTTCATGTTAATGACGTAATCTTTGGCTGCTGTCTGGTCCGAAATCCACTGCAAACGGCCAGAGCAACGCTCACACGTTAGGAGTTGTGTACGGAGGTTCTCGTCGTTATACTCTGCTTCGGCAAGAGTGACCTCGAATGCAGAGAAATCACCCCCGGACAAAACGTATCCGGGAAATGCAAGCGGGAATTGCTTGCGCACTTCTTTTGTTTTTTTGATGCCTTGCGGGTTGAGACCGTCACCTTTTGCCTTGCCTCCGGCCTCAATACCGCGAGAAGTGCCGCCACCGCCCATACGACTGGAAAGAGCGCCAATGACAGCAAAAGAAGCATGAAAGCGTCCAGCCAGAATGAATTTGTCATACAGGTCTGCCTCGTATTGTGCTTGTCGGGCTTTCAGCACTTCGTCTGCCCGATAAGCTGCCGGGTGTGTTACTTCTCCAGTCGCTTTGCAAGTCTTGCAATCTCCGCCTTCTGCTGAAAGCTGCGTTCCGCCTTTACACTCCGGGCAGTCGCGCTTCCATTTCTTGACTGCTTTTTCCAGAACGATTTTGGACGTTGATACGTTGAACCCATCAGTCGAGCAGCCGAGCTTCTCGGTTTCATCCATCAACTCCTCGATGTACTTCCGAGCTTCTTTAGGCGACGTGGGGACGGGTCGCATCTGACCGTTAAAGTTTTTGTATCGTCGGTTCAGGGTGTCGTCTCGGAGCTTCTGCAAGCCCGCAACATCTACGGCGTAGCCTCGCCACCGACAGGCAGCGATCATGCAAGCAAGCGTAGAATCATCATCACCAGAAGGTGGGCAACCAAAGTGATGATACAGCCGGCGAAGATAATCAACATCGTCGGCTGCGTATTTCCGGGCTGTTTCATGAAATCTCCAGTGGGAGATATGGTGCTTGATTTTCTCAGGCCAAGCCCCTTTCCAGTCTTTACGCGATCCGCCTAGAGCTTTGGCAAAGGGCGCATATCCCAGCTCTTGTGGATACCATGTTTTATCCACTTCGATGTTGGCAAACAGAAGTACGCGATCAGGAGGAAGTTTGAGTGCGTCTGTGGCGAGAGCTTTGAGCGCTGAGGAACTTTTGAAACGAAGCACGATGTCCTTGAAATCGGGAATAATATCGCCTTCGCGATTCTTCACGTCAAAGACTTGCCAGCGTTTGGCATGCTTGTCCTTACGCCGGGCAAAGTAGATTTCCGGCAAAGGGATTCGTTTTTCAAGTTCGTCGGCTAGTTGCCACGCGAGAGCTGTAGGCACACGCCTAACTCGAATATCACCGCGTTCCATTGTGGATTGATACGGACCCTTACGGGCAAACAGCATCAAATCCAGGGCAGACTTGGGCTTGCAGCAAAGACCATCCCGTGCTTGCATTTCCAAATCAGCTAGATCGTCAATGATGTCGATAGGCTCCGCAGACCAGTCGTGATACTGGCTGAGGACTGTGTACAGCTTGCAAATCATGAACCAATCGAATGTAATGTTGAACGCGCATACATCGCGATCGCAAAAGTATTCGATCAGCTTGAGGGTGTCCTCGATCGGTTCGACCCAAGGACAGTAGAGTTGAATCGGGCCATCGTCTTCGGCCCATTGGAGGAGGACGGGCATCCCGTGCAGCCCGCAAGTTTCTGTGTCGAAGAAGATCATTGTATACTCCAAAAGAGGAGAAGCAAACTAGGCAGCAACAAAGCCGCATGCTGCTTATGATTTCGGTAAAAGCCGCCGGCTGTCATTGAGGAATGGTTATCCATGCCAATCGCCGGTAGAGAACTTTCGACCTACTCTGAAATCTGTTGCTGCCTAATTGTAAGGTAATCGGGGCAGGATTTTCACCTGCGAAACAGGATCGTATTCCCAAGTAGCTATCTTGGGTGCCACCATGCTAATGCTTGCCGGCGTCCCGGCTACTCCGCATTCCCGATCATCAATGGCTCAAGGGAGGAGACCCGCCTCTCACCCCGGTAGCGGGCGGTGTGGAGGCGGGTCAACGCTCCATAAGTGAGCTATCCGAGTGCAGCCGCAATCAAGTCAGTTGGGATCTCATATTGGACTCCATGTTCAGCACAGAAGTCCTTCAAATCCCGTTCAATGTCAAACTGAGTGATTTCGCCGCACGCCCACGCCAAGACACGAGTAACAAACGAGTTACCAACATTGTCTTGGATTTTTCCCATCAGCTCGAACATTTCGGATCTTGTCCGAACTGCCTTACTGAAGGGCTTTGCAACTTTCTTCTTGACGTCGATCTTCTTCCGCTGACCAAGCAGTTTGCTCTGCTTGATTTTGCGGATAGCTTCATACATGGCGTCTTTCTTTCCGCCCTTCTGAAGCTGGGCAAGTTGCCTGATGTGTTCTTGCGTAAGATAGCCTGCGGCTACCTCTTGCTGAATATCTTCAGGCAACTTGAGAACCGCAGCACAGATATGAACCCAATGCAGCGGTTGTCCAAGCTCATCTGCAACTTCTTTCTGTTGCAAACCAGCACGAAGGAAAGGCTCGACCGCCTTAGCAATCTGAAGGAGATTCAAATCCTTCCGCTTCAAATTCTCTTCGAGGTTCAATCGTCGAGCATCTAGGTCCGTAAGATTCTCACGGATGATGCTCGGGATTGTTGCCCACCTGAGAACTAGACAGGCTGTGTAGCGACGATGCCCTGCAACGATTCGCCACTTCCTTCCTGGAACGGCGATCCAGGGTTGAATGACAATCGGCTGCTCCAGTCCAGTCTTCTCGATACTCTTGACAAGATCAAGAACATCGATCGGAGCAATTGGGCCGCGACAATTAAAGCCATTGTCGCAATAGATGTCCGCGATAGGAATATCGTGAACCTTGATGTTGGACTCTTGCAGCTCAACGGCCATTGTTACCTCATGATGATTTTCAGAGCCTCGCTAATACCTGAGAAGCTGTGAGAGCGGGTTCGATCTTTTCAGTCTGGGCCTTCAGCTCGCCCATCGTCATGTCTTGCAGACGACGCTTGTTCTTGAGATTGTCAAGAACAACTTTGTCAGTGGGCAAGTGGATCAGATCAATGATCGTCGCTCCACGGTTAGTGTCCATTCCAGCACGATGAATACGATCCTCGCTTTGAATGCGAGACTCCGCATTGAAATCATTGCTGTAATAGACAATAGTCGGGCTGGCAGTCAGAGTCAAGCCCATACCTGCCGACCCTGGATGTCCGATGAAAGCAATGCGGAGGTGTGCCTCCAATTGATTTTGGAAAGCATCAATCATCTCTTCGGGCTTCTGAAGGCCAAGGTTACTGTGCCAACCTCGACCGTCTACCCTAATGATTTTCCACATCTGCTTCAAGAGCATCTCAACGACGCGATCGATCGTACCAGTGAAGCCACCGTAGATTACGATTCGGCCAACGTCGTCATGCTCGTCAAGCAACTCTTTCAGGACGTCATCCTTCGGACAAGGAACTGTCTTGACATCCCGAACGATTTTGTCTACCTGTCCGGTGCCCTTGCAATCCGGGCAAGCTATTTGCTCCCACTCGATTGGCTTAGGCTCAGGGCTGCTAGTAACCGCTTCACCTGCCTCTTCGATAATTGGCTGGTGAATCGTCTTGTGCCCTTTGCAAGTAGGGCAGGTTTCGGTGCCTTCTTTTCGCTCGATGTATTGGAAGCCATCGCTAAGCTCCCTCAAGAGCGTAAGAGCCTTCACTGTTGAAGACGACTTGGCTTCAATGGCACGAGCAGCATTAAGAATGCTGCGAGAAGGCATACAGTTGATTTCCCTATACACCTTGTCAGGCAGATCCAAGCAATCCTTCTTGAAGCGAACCTCGACAAGCCCTTGCATTCGCTTGTACAGATTGGCCACTTCATTCACAGATGGCTCGAAGCGGTGATTGATGTTTGTTTGCTCGAATACCGAGACACCTTCACTGTGCGTCTCAGCGTCCTGGAACAAACCACACCTAGCACACTTACGAGCGTCATCTCGCCAGCCGAGCAGATGAGCATAAGTGCCGCCACCGGCAAATTGCTCACGCATCTCGATAATAGCAAGACGTTGCTTGAACTTATCAACAGTGCCTTCTTTGAGGAAGCCAGGACAAGCGATTTCGCAGATGCTCCACCAATCCATCGGAGACTTAGGAGCAGGCGTGCCAGACATAAGGATGACATATCCTCGATCACCCCACTCCTTACGAATGCTGTCGGCCAAGTAACGGGCGGCTTGTGTTCGCTTTGCAGCAGGATTCTTGCAACGAGAACACTCGTCGAAAATCACACCTTGCGGTGCCTTCTTGCCAGTAGGCCACTCGGCTAGAAGTTTCTGGAGTCCTTCGTAAGTTACAAATCTCGGTGTAACCCGAGCCTTCCACTTCGCGAACTCCACCCTAACGCTAACAAGGGCTGATTTTGGACCCACCCAGATCCAGTCGTCCATTTTGGACAACTCCATGATCTCTATGGCTGTGAGGGTCTTCCCCGTTCCCATCTCAGCAGCCAAGATGCAGTAATGCCGGGTGTAGCCAAAGTTGATCATGCCACCTTGGTGCGTGTAGACCGGACGAGTCGGCGTTACCTGCACGAGAGGGGCGTCATACTTGGCATACGGGTTGAGAGGGTCACTACCGCCTGGGTGGGCCAAGAAACGAAGCTGAAACCGATTTCGTTCGCTATCCCGAATAGACCAGATTTTGCGAGGATTGTGTTCGTCGTACCCGTGCCACCTGTGGCCCTCGAACGACTTGACTTCCTCAAGCATCTTCTGATTATACGGGAACTTGAGATAAAGCCTATCACCGTGTTTGGTGATGTTCACGGGAATCATCCGCGAACCGGCCAATAGCTTGGTATCCCAAGCATCGAACGTAGGGTCAAACAGCATTTCGTTTCTCTTTGGTCTGAAGGCTACTTCTGCGGCAACAGCAGAAGCCCGCCTTGTGTGGAGGTTCTTCGGCTATAGGTCTCAAAGATCCTTCCGAGTCCCATGTCGTCGAACGCTTGTAGAAGTCTTGTACCGAGCAGCCTCATAGGCTTCGTCTGATTTTCGGCACAAAGATTGATGACCGTCGTCCGCCAATCTTCCAATGATGCGGTTGCGATCACAATGTGCGGGTGTTCACAATCAACAATCGCAACCCGCCCAACAACGAGCAAGTCGTGAATGCAATCGGTTGGCAACCCGCAGAGAAAGCTAACGGATACGTGTTTCAACAAGAAACCCGCGTTGCGCTGAGCCGCCACCGGATCTGTGTTTTCTGTGTGGAACTCGCCAAGTGCTGAAACAAATTCAGCAATTCCTCTGGCGGTGATGTTCTTGGAATCAAGTCCTCGACCTACTGAGCGTCCAATTACATTACGCACAAGGCCAAGCAACTTAGCCCAATCAACGGACGTAACCGCGATGGGCGTCACGACGGTCATGTCCATTGTTGCTCCGTAAAGGGCGGCGAGGCGCGTCCCCTTACAAGACGCGCCTCGCCTGAGCTAGTCCACCCCACTAGCGCGCCCGGTCGGTTGCGCCCTCTGGTGCCGCCTCCTTCTCCGTCGGAGCAGGATTGCGGAACTTGGTGACTTCCTCGATGATTTCGTCTTGAGACGGAAGATCGAAAGGCACCGAGCATGTGGTGATCACAGGGCCGAACCAGTTGTACTTCTTCCCCTTGATGAGATGACTCTTCAACAGAGCCGGCTTCCCAATCAAGTTACGAAGCTGAGGTGCCTCACGACGGGCAGTCTTGGAAGACGCATAATACGTCGCGAAACACTTGGCCGACGGAATCCACAGAAGGAACTCCGGGCCGTACATACATCCGGAATCGGGCTGCTCAGACTTCTGAGCAATTCGGTCGAACTCAGGAGACTTTCGATCATAGATCGAAATCACCTCGCCGTCCACAATCTCCATCGCCTTTGCACGCCAGTCGAGCGGGAGACAAGGAACCTCCTTCGTCAGGTCGTCGCACTGATCCTTGGCCCGGACCAGTCCGTAATGACCTTGATTGATTTTCCCCTCCTGGACGAGGGTGCTGTTAGCACCCATCAGCATCACTCGCGGCAGAAATGCGCCGGAGGAACTGATCTTGGAAAAATCTTCATCACTGGCATACGGCGAAGGAGCCAGTTGGCTCAACACAGGGACGAGATCGTTGCCCGTAGTCGCGGAAAGATTGCTCATTTGTTCTCTTTCAGAGTTTCATGTGTGCATGTCTCCTGATAAGCAGGAAAGTGGGATAAGAGAAGATTTCCAGTACGTCTAACCGCCGGCAGTTGCTGCGTTAGTTAAGGGGCCTACTAATCTTCCCAACGTACTGGAAATCATCAGTACGCCTTCTTGCCCTTGCCGGCCTTGCCCTCACCGCCAGTGCCACGACCAGTCTTGCCCTTCGTCTTGGACTTGACCGGAACGGACGGAACAGGCTTCTTCGTGACAGGCTTCGCCATCTTGACACCTCACACTGTTAGGGTGAAAATCGAAACAGTGGAGCCAGAGGGAATCGAACCCACAACCTTCCGGATGCAAACCGGATGCTCTCCCAATTGAGCTATAGCCCCAAAGGCCCGGCAGAGGAGTCGGGTTCCCCTGCCGGGCACGGGAGAGAGGACTACGCTGCGGCGAGCTGCGACTGGAGATCGGCAGCCTTCGCGGCAGCCTCCGCCTCCTTCTTCGCAGCACGCTCCTGCTTGCGACGCTCCTTGGCGTCCTCAAGCTCCTTCCGCCGAGCAGCGTCCTTGTCGCGCTGCGCCTGAGCGGAAGCCGGATCGAGGTTGAGCGCCCACAGGATACCTAGATTGAACGCATCGACGGGGTTGTCGATACCCTGAGTCAAAATCCGGGCGACTTCCTTGTTGTCCGCCTCAGCCTTCAGCTCGGCCAGCTTACGCAGGTGAGCAACCGGCTGGAACTCAGTGACAGCGTTCGGGTCGCGACCCTGACGCTTCGCGTCACGCAGCTCCTTCGTGCGAGCATTCGCAGTCGGAAGGAACTGTTGAGGCGTCATCGTCATCGCCCGGTCAAGGAAGTTCGGCTGCTCCTCGGGCGGCAGCTTGCTCAGAGCATAGGCGTTGCTCAAGTTGATTTTGCCCTCATCGACCAAACCAGCGATATCGGGAATCAGCTTGGTAAGGCCGAGCCGATCATTGAGCCAGGTCGGGGACTTGGCAAGCTGGTCCGCCAGCTGCGCTGTCGTGAGCAGCGGGTCGAGCGCGAGGATACGCACGAGCTGCTTGCTGTACTCCACAGGCCGCGTCTCGACCTTGTGGACATTGGCCATCATCTGCGCGAGCATGACGCCGACCTCGTCAAGCGCCTTGATGTGGACAGGGATCTCACTCAGCCCTGCGTCCTGGCTCGCGGTGAACCGATGCAGACCGTCGATCAGTCCGTAGAACTTCTCGCCCGTCTGCGGGTCCGTGCATTCGCGGACCAAAATCGGATTCAGCACGCCCTGCTTCTTGATGGAATCGACCAGACCGGCATACTCTTCGGTCGTCCGATTCACTGTCCGCAGAGCATTGGGGTTCTCGCGGATTTGGGAAATCTTCACTGTCGCCTGCGACATACGGCCCTCTGACTGTTGATTGTGGAAATCGGGGTGAACACCTGTTGATTTGATTTCTGAGAATAAAATCAAATCAAACGACGGATCGGTCGCGTCGGGAGCAATTCGCTCTCGACGCGCTGCCGATGACTCACCCTTTATTACTGCGGAAACGGGCCGCGTTGCTCAAGAATTCTCGACTAACTGGATTGACTGACTACTGCCTTGTTCACTTCTTCCACGTTCCCCCGATCCCTCTATAGGGTCGGGCGCATTCGGGGAATGCAAACGGCAGGGTAGTCAGTGTTTCTAGTCGGTTGAGCAAGCGCGGCCCGATCCGCAGTAATAAGAGGTAGGCAAGTTGTCAGTCGGGCCGGCTTGCACGTTGATTTGATTTTTATTTGTAAAATCAAATCATCCTGTGGCTGGTGCGCAGTGTCTCCCCTAGAAGGAGTGTAGCACACTTTTCGGGGAATGTCAACTTGATTTTATCTTAGATTTGATTTTGGGATTAGATTCCCGAATCAAGAAAGGGAAAAACAAGGATGGCGTGGATACACCTTCTTATCACGATGTCTCTTTTTGCAGTCGTCGCTGTACAATGGCACCGTCACAGACACTACTGTATTTTGGCCGCACGGGACGGAGAGACGTATCGCAAACTGCTCGCACAAAGGGACGCCCGTATCGCACAACTCAAAGAGGGTTACGAGAATACAGCCAATGATTTGATCATTAGGCTTTCGGAGATGAAGAAGCTGTGAGTCAAGTAACAAAAACGGAAGCCATTAAGGCATTCCTCAATGCTCGCACGCACCCGGACCTAGCGAGCCTGTACACATACGGCATGGAAGTGCAGATAACGGTAGCAAAGGGTTCGGGCGAGCGCATCGAAGGCGACTACAAAGGCAAGCAGTGGCAAGCGTATACGAACGGGTTTCAGACCTGGAAGCCTATTCGTATTCCGATCAACGCTAACACAAAGCCTGAGTACACAGACGGTCCGATGCAATATGATTTGGCAGACCATGCCGAAGGTATTGGCATGACGGGTTGGGACTGGAAGAACCTCTTGTCCCGTTGGGTGGCATTTGATTTTGATGCCATTACTGGTCACAGTGAGAAGCACAGTAAGAAACTCAACGAGCAAGAACTGGAAGCCATCAAGGCTGCTGTGAGTAACGTACCTTACGTGACGCTACGTAAGTCTACGGGCGGGAAGGGGCTGCACATCTATGTGTTCCTTGAGCCTATTCACACAGAAAATCATAACGAGCATGCCGCAGTTGCTCGTGCAATCCTGTCTCAATTGAGCGGTATTGCAGGCTTTGATTTCTCCAGCAAGGTTGATATCTGCGGTGGTAATATGTGGGTCTGGCATCGGAAGCTGGCAAGCACTGGTGGCGAAGGACTCAAGCTGCTCAAGGTTTCAACCGAGTTTGCTCATGTGCCTGCGAACTGGAAAGACTACACGAAGGTTGTCTCAGGTCGTCGGCAAAAGAATCTACCACGGTTCATTGAGCAACAAGCTGACGTTCACCACGGCATCGAAGATGTCTTCAATGAGCTGACCGGCCAACGGCTCAGGCAGCCTATTGATTCTGAACATAAGCAAGTGATGAACTGGCTGACGGAAAATTACCCGTCGGCTGTTTGGTGGGATGCTGAGCATTATATGCTCGTTACCCACACAGCGTTGTTAAAGGAGTGCCACACAGCTCTCGCGCTGCGTGGTAAGTTCGAGACAGCCGCAGGCGGCACGGAGAAGGGATTTGATCACAACTGCTTCTTGTTCCCAATCGCTCGTGGAGGTTGGAGCGTTCGACGATACACACTTGGTGTCGCCGAGCATCCGTACTGGCAACAGGATGGAGCAGGTTGGACTTCCTGCTTCTTTAATCGAGAGCCTACTCTGGACCAAGCAGCCAATCTCTTCGAGGGCATCGAAGATACTGACGGCTCTTATTGGTTTGCGTCTGGTGAAAGGGCGCAAGAGGCTGCCCAGCTCCTTGGAGCTAATCTCGATCTTCCTCCCTGGGCACGACAGCTCAAGTGTCAGCTTAAAATCCACAAGAGCGGTCGGCTTGTAGCAGTCTTGGAAAAGAATGCTGACAGCCCTCACTTGGCCGGCTGGCTCGCTAAGGGCAAAAAGCTGTCGAAGATGTTTCAGATCCGTAACAGTCCTACTGGATGTGAAACTGAAGTTCTTCGATTGGACGATCAAGTTCGACACGTTGTCAGTGACGGACTTGATGACGCTGGCTGGGTGGTAAAGGCAGACGGCGAATGGAACGAAGAACCGTTGGCTCACGTTCGCCTCTACTTGAACAGTATTGGTTACAATTCTGCACAATCAACAGGCGTACTTGGAGCCAGTGTCAGCCAACCGTGGCGTCTTGTTAGCCTGCCTTTCAGGGAGGAGTATCCAGGCAAGCGACAATGGAACCGAAAATCAGCACAGCTCCGGTATAAGCCGTCCCTCAACAGGGACAGTCTGAGCTACCCAACTTGGACAAAGATTTTGAACCACTGTGGCAAGAACCTCGACGAGGCAATCAAGTCTAATGAGTGGTGCAAGGCTAATGGTGTTCTTACCGGGGCGGACTGGCTCAAATGCTGGATTGCCAGCATGTTCCAAGAACCCTTGGAACCGCTTCCCTATATCTTCTTCTATGGCCCGCAGGGTAGTGGAAAATCTATCTTCCACGAGGCACTTGAGCTTCTTATCTCCCGAGGCGTTTGCCGAGCGGATCAGGCTCTTGTGTCGGGCGGGGGTTTCAACGGAGAGCTTGAAGGAAAGGTTCTCTGTATCATCGAAGAAATCGATCTGAAGCGGAACATCCAGGCGTATAACAGAATTAAGGATTGGGTGACTGCTAAGCAGTTGCCTATCCATCGCAAGATGGAACAGCCTTATATGACGCCTAACACAACACATTGGGTTCAGTGCGCCAACACGCATTTGTATTGTCCTGTGTTTCCAGGGGACACCCGAATCACGATGATTTTGGTGGATGCCTTGCCAAAGGATACGGAGATTCCTAAGAAGCAAATCATTCCGCTGTTGGAAGCAGAGGCTCCAGACTTCTTGGCTGAAATCCTTTCAGTCGAGCTGCCCACTTCCGCAGATCGGCTTAATGTCCCCTGTATCGCAACAGAGGACAAAGCTGCTGCGGAGTATGCCAATCAAACACTGCTCGAAGTATTCTGCGTCGAGAAGTGTTTCTTCGCTCCTGGTCATCGCGTCAAGTTCTCTGAACTGTGTGAGAAGTTCCATGAGTGGATTGACCCGAACTCGGTTGCTCAGTGGTCCAAAATCAGAATTGGGAAGGAACTGCCTCCCAAGTTTGTCAAAGCCCGCTTGCCTGCAACCGGAGAATTCTGGGTCGGTAACATGAGCTTCACGCTAGTCCCTGAGCAAGATTTTGCCCAAAGATATATCAGCCGGGACGGTCGCTTGTATCAGGACGAGTCTACTCAAATAAAGGAGAAGACCAGTGACGGGTGACATTATTAACGGGATGTTCGAGTTTGTAGGCTCGATCTTCCTTATCCTGAATCTGAGACGCATGTATATTGACAAGTGCGTCAAAGGTGTCTCCATTCTCCCCGTGCTGTTCTTTACAGCATGGAGATTTTGGAACATCTACTTTTACCCATCGCTAGGCCAGTGGTGGAGTTTTGCAGGCGGACTATGCGTCTGCTGTGTGAACACAGTCTGGCTGATCATGTTCCTGATCTACGCCAGTGACATCCGATTCACGGAGTTCGAGAATGAAGATCATCGCGTTCGGACATCAGAAGAGGGTGGGCAAGGACACGGCTGCCCAGTTCGTCTCTACGTACCTCCGTGTGGAACAGGGGATCAAGAGAGTCAAGAAGGCAGGGTTTGCTGACAAACTGAAAGACGTTTGTCATCAACTCTACGGTTGGGCTGGCTTAAAGGATAAGGATTTCTATGAGCAGCCTGAAAACTTCCATCTGAAAGAAGTCGTTCTTCCTGCTATTGGCAAGACGCCTCGGCAGATTTGGATCTCATTCGGCAATGAAGTCAAGGCAGCCACGTATTATAACACATGGCTTGACTACTTGCTGAAGCACACGACAGCCGATTGGCTAATCGTATCTGATATGCGGTTTCCCAATGAAGCCGATTACATCCGAGAAATTGGCGGAATCGTAGTCAAGGTCACAAGACCTAGCGTCCCGCATATGCCTGACGCAGCCGATGATCCGCTGTTGAATTATCAGAACTGGAGTGCCCACATTATCAATGATGGGTCACTCGCTGATTTCTACAGCAAAGTCATCGAGGTGGTCAATGGCTACGAACGTTACGTTGCGGATTCAATTCGATCCCGAGCTGCCACTATTCTCGACGATTGTCAAAGGACATGTCCTTGAAGTCTACTTCTCCGGCCACAAACCGAAGAAGAAAATGTGGACAGCCTTTGTTGACGCGGACGAATTCGACTACTCGACTCTTCGCGACGTATTCCTCGGATTAGAGGAAATCGTGCAGCAAAGATTCGGAGTCAAAATCACCTTGTATTTCCCAAGCGAGGATTGATGAGCGACCTGCTGGCACTATTTCAAGCTCTTGACCAGACAGACGATGTTCGCGAACATTATGTTCGTTCCGCGTTTCCCTGGCCGGGAGGCAAGTCAAAATCAATTGAGAATATCACTCCGCACCTTCCATATCGGAACGGGTACGGTGAACCCTTTGGCGGGTCTGGAGCCATTATGTTGGCTCGTAGGCCGTGCAATCTCGAAGTGTTCAATGATCGCTTCTCAGGAGTCACTTGTTTCTATCGAGTGATCCGAGACAGGATCAAGATGAACAAGCTCCTTGACAGACTGCAACTTTGCTTGCATTCTCGCGAGGAGTTCATCTGGTGCAAGCAGACATGGAAGGACTGCGAGGATGAAGTCGAACGTGCTGCCCGTTGGTGGTACATGGTGACTTGCTCCTTTGGGGCACAAGGCCGCAATTTCGGACGGGCAGTTAAAGGTAAGGTTCAGCAAGGACCAAAGCTGAAGTCTAACCTGAAGCTGTTCCCCGAGTGTCATCTTCGGATGATCAATGTCCAGATAGAAAATCAGGACTGGCGACAGATCCTGAATGATTTTGACGATAAGGATTTCGTCTGGTATCTGGACCCACCTTACTATCAAGTGCATAAGGGGATGTACGAATGTGAGATGCCTGACGCAGATCACAGGGAACTCCTCGAGCGCATCCAAAAACTGAAAGGCTTCGTGGCTATTTCAGGCTATGACAATCCGTTGTATAACCAGTACAAGTGGACACGGAAGCTGCAATGGAAGGCTTTCGTGACTGCAACAGCTCAGGCCGAGACTGCTACAAACAACCTCTCGCGAGAGGACATGCAGCGAGGCTATGCTGTCGAGACCCTCTGGATCAAGGAAAACTGATGTCCATTGATTATCTCACACGGGCCTACAAGGCTGCTATGAAGTTCAGTACTGATCCGCATACTCAGAACGGGGCAGTTCTTGTTACTACACTCGGCACCGTCTTGGAGGATGCAAATCACTTCCCAGAGAACGTACAGGAGTCTCAGGAGCGGTGGACAGCCCCTCTCAAGTACAAGTTCGTCGAGCATGCTGAGCGAAATGTGATTTTGCAAGCAGCTCGGAAAGGCATCAAGACAGATGGGGCTTGGCTGTTTGTGCCCTGGTTTGCTTGTGCGGACTGTGCGCGTGCAATCATTCAAGCCGGTATCAGGAACGTAGTAGGGCATGACGCCCCGTTCCATAATCGGCCTGATTGGCAGAACAATATCGATGTAGTCGATCAGATGCTCAAGGAAGCCGGAGTTAGTTTCCTTCGCATTGTTCACAAGTTCTCGGATATCGAGATCCTCTTTGACGGAGTAAAGGTTCAGCCATGAGTAGTGGAACCTCACGGATGGGGTTAACCCATCTCAATGGCGACATTCTCTGCGTCATCGACGTAGAAACCTCAGGCCATATTCCCGGCTTCCACGATCTGTTGCAAATCTGTATTCTGCCGCTTGATTACAAGCTGGATATGTGGAAGGACTTCGCTCCATTCTACATGGAAATCCAGCCGAAGCGACCAGAGAACTACGGAAAGGCTACGACGTGGAATGACGAGGAAGTGGCCAAGAAGAATCGCCAGTTGATGGCCCATGCTCAGGTTAACGGCATGGACCCGTATCGGGCGGCGGACTTGTTCGACGAGTGGTTCGCGAAGCTAGGTCTAGGCTATCGGAAGAAGATAGCCCCGCTTGCACACAACTGGCCTTTTGATCGAGGTTTCGTTATCGACTGGCTGGGAGAAGAGACATTCATTCAATGTATCGATCCCAGATACCGGGATACAATGGTCGTAGCTACCTTTATGAACGACCAAGCTGATTTCAAGACGGAGCCTTACCCCTTCAACAAGGTCAATCTGTCCTGGCTTGCAAAGCAGTACAATATTGATCACAGTCGAGCGCACGATGCTTTGGCTGATTGTTGGGTCACGGCTCAAGTCTACAAGCGGCTTGTCATGAGCGGCCCGTAACAAAGAAACCCGCGTACCGATTTTCGGTACGCGGGTTTCTTTTTTTATAGGTCGATCTCGAAGAACTCCGCGATCTTCGTTTTTATCCAGTCGAAATGCTCCGCATCTTCCCCTTCTCCAGACTCCGCCGTGACGATTTCACAAACCTCTTCGCCTACCTGCCCGGCGAACTCATCAACTGAAGCATTCACATCTGGGTTGATCCCATCAATGATGCTGATATGCACCCTGCCAAAGATGCTCTCATCATCATAAATGATAGGATCGGCGATTTCCATGTTGATGGTTCTGATAATAACCATCTTGTACTTGTGGCATCGCTCAATCCACTCCAGAAACATGTCAGCACTACGGGTAATCAGCCCTTCCCAAGTGAAGCTCTCTGTAGTAGTCGATGAAGTTTGCCTAAGAACCGGATATCTAGGACCAGTCGGCGGATCAAGCGGATTGATCAACACACCCATAGCATGGATCTCGAAGGTAGGCGGGTCGCCCACAGGGATCAACACAGTAGTAACACCCACCCAGCTTTCGTTTTCAGTGAAACCAGTGCCAGTTGCACCGTCAACTTCGATGATTGAAAGGCTACTATGGGCAATTAGCAACGCCGTGATAGTGGGAAATACCACGTCGTAGCCCGAAAGGGTTTCTGTGTTACCGGACCCTTCCATGTGGGAACGATAGAAACCGTAGCTTTCTCGCTCTGACCCTCTGAAGATTTCCAGAATGTCTCCGCCGACAAACTGATCGATTTCAATGACCCCTACATCCTCATCTTCGCCTTGTGGGGGCTGCATTGTTTCGTAATCAGTGATCGGCAGACCCGGATATAGTCCAACACTGGTGGCTTGCGGGTAAGGATTGGCCACAACCGTGATCCCATGTTCAATTAGAGTTTCGGCGATTTCGTCGAACATCTCTTTGAACTCGCTGCCATAACCGCGAAGCACAACGGTTTTCGGGACAACATGCGGTCTGTGCTTGGACTTGACCCAGACAAATAGATTGTTGTATGTGTCTGGATCAGAGCCATCATCCTGCCAAGCAACAGTCTCAGGCAAATAGGCAAGAGGGAGCTGCTTGATATTCTTCCCGCCTACTGGGAATCCTGACCAGGTTTTCTCTTCCGGTTCATTATAGACTGTGTGGTCCCCAGCTTCCATAGTTCCAGACTCTCGCCAGAACTCTGGCATCTGCATGGGACCAGACTTGAGGATTTTAGGCTCCTCCATCTCTTACCTCACATTGGTGGCATTGCTTGGGGAACACGTCCATTTCAAATCTGGTACACCACCAGATATGACGTTTTCGTATTCAGCCCGGAGCATTGGTTAGTGGCCGTTCCACTGTTGTCCGATATTTGCAAGGCTGAAATTCAGGATAGAACCTGTTGCCCTCTTTCTTGAACAGAGGAAGTGCTGAAGGAATCATGCCTGTGGGGTCGAATTCTAGCGACCCGTCATCCAGCACTCTCGGGAGGACAACGATCGGTACACGATTCGCAGACACTTTGGTTCACCACAATTCCTTTCAGGGCGCATATGTCTCGCCCACAAGAAGATATACCGTGAAAGAAACAGGGCGGCCATACTCGAATGAACGAGTATGGATCGCCCGGTTCCTGCATGTATCCCGGAGGACAGGGCGGGTAAGGCCCACGCTTCGGGTACGCGATTCTCAACTTCACTGCCAGACACCCACGTAGAAGTAGTATTCCGTTACAGGCTCCTCGTTCTCGTCTACGGATTGGATTTCCATAACGACAACGCCGGTGCCTTCTTCAATCTCGTCGCCACCCTCATCCTCCTCGTTGATTTGAACAGGGATAGCTCCTGAGACAAAATCAGGCTCAGCATTAAAGCCGCTCGGCCAAGTCTCCAGATCGTAGCCTTCACTGGAGTTGCCACCCTGAACATAGCCAGGGTAGACCTTAGCCCCACCTGTGGAAATCTGCATATAGTACGTGATGTCTGTGGTGCCGTCGTCCAGAGTCTTAAAGACTTCTGTAACCACGACACCAGTGCCGGGATCAATTTGTTGTTCTTTATCGCCAACAAATTGAACATTGTCAACCACACGAGACGAACCACCGAACCCTTCCTGAAAGATTGAAACCGAGTAGGTAGCATAACCCGCATCCGAGTCAGGCCCTTGCTCGATAACTGTACCAGGATAAGAACGCGGTGTAATGGGTGCAGGACGGAAATCATCCCGAGCATCTTGCGCATCGTATTGATACTGCGTTGTGCCAGGCGGCTTGATACCAGCCCCTTGGACAGCCGTCGCATCCAATCGCTGCAAGATTTCCGGTGCAAGCTGATTAAGGTCAGTTTGCAGCGTATCGTCCACACCCCATGTGTGCGGACGTGTGGTTGTCTGCACATAGCCGCCGTTACCCGGATCGCCCGAGAACGGATTGGTGTAGTCAGGACTCCCGGCTGGCCCAGGCTCAGGCAACTTGACATTATCGTTGAACGATACGTCAGACGTGCCTCGACCTGCACCTTGAACTCGACCTTGCTGGATGTCGTCCTCAGTCGGGAAATAGAATCCGATGGACAAGTCACCCATATAGGCGAACATGTACTTCGTCATCTCTCCCGCACGAACAGGAACCCACAGGGTCAAATCAATGGTATAGTCCGCCGAATTCAACTTGGCTTCCTCTACCACACAGTTGACCGGGCCGTTGGCGATCAACGGATTTGCAAAGTTGACTGTCACAGTATCCAAGGTCTCGATTTTCAACTTCGAGATTGGCACGGTGATTTTCAACTTCTTGAACGTGTTAGCTTCTCGGATCATCCAGAAGGTAGCTGCCTTCTGAACGAGCTGTAGCATGTTGAAGCAGAAGAAGCTATACTCCTTCGGTAACAGCCCATAGTAGGGCACGTTGTACCGAAGGATCACGGCGAAGTTCTTGCTAGTCTTGTAGTCTGCTCGCCAGTGAGCAACATACTTAGTAACAAGATCCTCAGTTTCCGTGTATGAAATCTCCATGCTTTGCTCAAGCACATCATCTTCTGTAATAGTATCGACGGGGGGATCTTCCTTCGCCAGATACTTGATATAGAAGATGTCGTTCTTTAGCCACACGATGCAACGAGCCTGATACGCGATTTCCGAAATCAGGCTCAAGACGTTTGGACGATCCGTCAATGCAAAGTGCATAGGGTACGGTTCGAGCAATGTCCTTACAGCATTGAAGCTGGCTGCATCATACGTTCTGCCTGTATAAGTCTGAATGAGCCAGATGAGAATGTCAACCGTATTCGGGCCAACAGGACTCGTGCAGCTAATCCAGATTTCGTCGTCCCACCCTTCGCTCTCGCCATTCGGGAAATTCCGAGAGCTAAGAGGCTGAGGCATCCAAATCATTGTAACGGGAAGAGTTCCGAAACTGATTTGGAACACAGAGAAGTAGTTGAACGGGACAACGGACAACACGCGACGCTCATTGACTGTGCGGTACGCAAACACAGCGCTAACTGTGACACGGAGCGTGGCCGACACAATGTAACGAACAGGCAGTGGAGGATTGTTGATCGGGTCCGGATTATCCTCGTCGTTAGCAATCACGCCCATACGAAGCGGAATACCTGCATCGGCGAAGAAGTAATTCTGACGAGGGATCACCGGCAATCCGGATCGCACAGCGGGATCTTCAATGGTCATTCCGCTATACTGCTCGATCTGCGGATGTTGACGAGCAGTGATGTGGAATTGGTCGCCAAGAAAGTAACCTGTATGCAAGGCACCACCAAGATTCAGCTTGGTTGATTTCCCTTGTGGAAACAGGTCGCCATTTGTAACCCTGATCGACTTCTTCTCATTTGCCTCTTGCTGATTCTTGACAGTCTTGAGCGTGTTGTTCTTGTTCCGGATCTTCTGAGCTTCGATGAGCTTCTGGTTGCCTTGCTGGAGATATTGCTTGGCAAGACCGGAGAAGTAACCCTTGCCTCTCTCAATACTGTCGAACTCGTCTAGTTCTCCACGCTTACGAGCAGTGAAGCTGGCAAGCAGATAGCCATTGAAATATAACTGAGCAATGGCTGCTGCATTTGCAGCATTTTTGTCATTGTCGTTGATTCTATGATCAAGAGACGGATCTTTGATTCCCGTTCCATCCTGAGTCACGGAAGCGGCACCGTCACCAGACTTGCCTTGCTGCTCATTGTCTGAGTAAGCAATATTGTCGATGAGGATGCCCGGCACCTTTTGCACTGTGCCGAAAATCAATGGCCAGGCCGTACCAATCATGCTTTGAGGCAAGAATGGGAACGAGCCTTCCTCGGGTGAGAAACCGACTTCATGATCCTCTGATGTGGAAATCACGCTGAAGGACAATGTCCGGTCGCCTTCCTTCCACACGACAGGGGAAGCAATGTGTCCCACAAACAAGAGGATTTTATCTGTCAGCGGGATGCCAGTGAACCATTGATAGATCCACACCTTTTTCTTGTGGATATCCACGCTGTTGAAGATGATTTTCAATGCACCGTCAGTGTCATCAAGCGTTATATCCACGCTTTGACTTGTACCTGATTTGGAAACATTGATCACGTCTTCTAGGGCATTAAGTTCAAGGATTCGCCCTTGCATGCCTTCCGTTGCTTTGTCCGAATATGTTGAAATCGGACCACCCTTTTGCCACTGGACTTCAATAATACAAACAGGCTCCGTACCAAGCCGTGTTGCCAGCTTTGCAAGACTGGCCGCCGAGATATTCCTCATAGCTCCACCTGGAAAGAGAATTTGGCTGTGAAGTTTTCCAGCCCTGCCTGAGCTAGTTGCTCTGAAGGCGTGGTAATGATTCCTTGAAACACCCGACCATTATAATCGGTGAGTGTCACTTCCTGTCCGAGGAAGTCTTTGATGAACTCGATAAGAAGAAGCAAATCCAACCTCTTCAAAAACGAGAACTCAAATGTGAATGTTTCCGTCTTCGGCCACTGAGGGTCACGATACATAACCAAATCGCCGCCACGATTCTTCCGTTGAATTCGACGGGCTTCGATTACGTCAGTGTCTCCGAAATCAGGATTTCGGAGCGTCACAGTCCGTGTACCCTTTGTCAGGGTGAGAGCCATGTTAGCACTCCGGGGCGTTTGGCCCTGTTAGTGTGGGCAGATTGATTGAATACCGATCCAGAATGTGCATGTACCCAGTCGCCTTAGATGCCATAGAAAACGTCTGGGTAAGCGTGCGCGTTCTGTTTGCCTTATATGTGGCAGACTGTGTGATTTTCAAGGTACTCTTTGTACCCTTGCTGCGAGAGACAAACACAGTCTGAACAAGGTTCAGCTTATGCGTGACTACATTGTATCGGACAGTGCGTGCATTTTGCCACATGAAGAAAATATCAATGATGCTCTCGACATGGGACTTAGCACCCCGCTGATACATAATGAAGTAGTCAGTCAGCCCGATATTGAAAATCGAGCGACGCAGAGTTACAGCTTGCACCGGACTGTAAGTTTGGGTAACAAACTGTACATTCAGGTGTGGCCTAGCCTTCTGAGACAGAGGGAGCGCCTGGAAGACATTATGTGCTGTCGGTCGGTGCCTATCGCTCTGTCCAAGCGGCAGGAAATCTTGCACATCGATTTCAATTACTGCCATGTTCCCTCCAAAAAGAAAAGGGCGGGCTGCCTACGGCAACCCGCCCCTTTGGTTAGGCGTTGATTGTGTAGGTGATCTTGAGCTGATCGCCATTCACAACGGGAACGTCAGCCGAGAACAGAGCGGTAGACCAGAGAATGCCGCTGGTGCCACCCTTAGTGTTGTTGCTCGTCACGAAGATACCCTTGACAGTACCAGAGCCGGTCATGTCAAAGGTGGCAGGCGTTGCATTCGTGATCGACTGAGAAGCCGGATTGCCCGGACCCCAGCCAACACGATTGGCCTGCGAGTACGTCGTGAACTCTGTCCAACCCGCGTGAGACGACATCGTGTCTGCCGCAGCCAGAGCCGAGAAGCCGGTCAGGCTGATCAGACCAATGTACCACGAAGCCGCAGCAATCGGGGTAAGATCAGAAAACATCACGTCGAAGATAGTATTCTTGCCTTCGTTCGTAATGTCGTTATGAACGTCGTACTCTGCGATGAGCAGACCATTCCGCCAATGCTCGACGTAGTGACGACCGAACATCTGGAACTTCTGATCATCGAGGCGGCGGCCCCGCGACACAGCGGGGACCGCCTCATGAGACATGCTGAAGAAATCCATCGGTTACTCCAGTGAGACTGTGCCACGACGGAGTGCCCGTCGCAAACTCTTTGCAAAGGTGCGAACGTTTTGATCCGGTGGCGCATCTCTTTGCATGTTGATGTTGATGTCACCCACGTTTGTGACGTTACCGCCGCCGTGAGCCTGATTGGGTGTCAAGCCAGCATTGATCATCCGGAGCAACGGACTCCAGTTGTCAGTAGCCTCGCCTGTCATAACCATCTCACGCCGGTTGATATAGGCAAGCTGATCGTCGCTCCCTCGACCACCGAACGCATAATGCCGTGGCTTGCCACCGAAGAAGCTGTTAGGTTCACCCCCTCCAGCATTCGGAACCACGCCACCGATTTCAGCAATGGCCTTTGCAGCATCTCGTGCCTTCTGAATCAACTGATCAGTCTTCAGAATCATCTGGTCAATTGAGTCTACGACAGGAGCCTTAGCGGAACCTGCTGCCTCTTCAATGAGCTTAAAGACATCGGGAATCCCACCGAGGGCTTCCTTCATCTTTTCTCCTGAAGCACGCAAAGCATCGAGATTTTGTTGTGCCTTTTCCTGCTGAGTCATGCTCTCTGTCAAAGCCTGACGCTCTCGCTCAAGCTCTTTCAGACGTTGCATGCCAGGGGAATCTTGAGGCAGTTGGTTAACATCCTTGCCTGTAGAAACCCGGATGTACTCCTTGTACTTCTCGATAAAGGCATCCAATGCCCCAACCGACTTATCCAGATTTTGCTTTGTCTTATCCTTGGCAAAAGCCTCATTAGCTTCAAGAGCAGCGGCTTGCAGCTTCTTGAGTTCTCCAACCATCCTACCGGATTGAGTGGGAATCCCAAGAGCATTGAACCTTGGAGCTAGGTTGAAATCTGCCTCACCGATTGTCTTCAGTGTGACAGCCATCTTCTTAGCTTCCGCAGCCATCCTCGAATTGGCTTCAGCCCAAGAGGATTGAATCTGAGTGATTCGATCCTTGATTGCCCTTCCTTGCATCTGGGCTGTCTCTTGCTCAAGTCTTGCACGGTCTGCAAGAATCCGAGCATTGACTTCACGCTCAAGAGCCTCACGCTGCTTGTTGATGAAATCAAGAGTACCAAGTCGGTCACGAAGTTCCAATTCAGAAGCAGCCTTTCGAGCGATCGCAGCCTGCCGATCGAACTCGCTAAGAGCAGCCTTGGGATCTTCCTTGAACTGCTTCGTCGGTTCACCCTTGTCGTCCAAGACCTTGATTTTCTCCAACTCGGTGATTGCCTGTTGGATGGTCTTGACCCGAGCCTTCTCCCGGATTTCCAGATCCTGGATGACCTTGAGCTGACGTTCCTTTTCAGCTCGCAGCTTTTGTTCAGCGGCCAGCCGTTCTTGAGCAATAGCTTTCATCTGCCGTTCAAGCTCAGCAGTGCGAACAGTGAATTCAAATCGCTGACGCATCTGTCCAGTAACAGGATCAACTTCGATTCCAGCCGGAGTTTGCGTACCTCGACGAATTCTTTCATCGAATTCGGCACGCTGTTTTCGGGTATTGGCTTCAAAGAGATCGCTCGTTAGTTTCTCCACTTCTCCGTAGAGCTTACGAGCCTCGTCAACGCTTTCCTTGGTGCCTTCGCGGAACTTGCGACGAGCCAGTTCTGCAATCTCGTTGATACGAGACTTGATCAAGGCAACCTTCTGTTCATCCACCACCATGCCAGTTGCAGAATCAATACGTCCTTCGCTTGCGAACTTCATCTTCGTGTCGAAGACCGTATCAGTCAGCTTCCGCTGCATGCCTTCCGTAGCCTTCAAGCTAGATTCGATCATTCCCTTGGCTTCGCTCGCCGCATCTCGCAACGTCTTCAAGCCTTGTGAAATCGAATCAAAGTAGCTTTTGCCGGCTACTTTGGTCTGCTCAGTAATCTCCTTGAGATTTTGAACAGCCTTAGCCTTGGCATCATCAGCAGTCTGGACATTCTTCGTATGAAATCGAAGAATGATGGACCCACGAGTATCGAACTCCTTTTGCGTATCCTCGATTTCGCTGCGGAAAGTTGAAGATGCTCGATCCTGACGGTTCAAGCCTTCAAATCTCATTGCCTCGATCTTCTCAAGATCGGCCTTGATTTTCTCGATACGCCGCTGATCATCCTGATTGAAAATCAGCATACCGAGAGTGAAGCCAATCCCAAAGCCGCCTAGCGCGACGTTGAGATTTTGCACTGCAAAGGTGAGGGTATTAGTTGCAGCCGCTGCGGCTTGACTCGCAAGTGAAGCCGAATTCGTTGCAAATGCTGCTCGCAACTGAGCCGTTGCATTAGCCACAGTTGCAGCCGTATTGGTTGCTGATGCTGCACTGAGGGCACTCATGTTCAAGGTGGCTGTGGCTGCCGTCGTCCCTGTGGTAGCCAAAGTCGTGTTGTAGATGCCGGTTGCCACCGACGCAGCAATTGCGCCAGCTTTCCAACCGACAAGCCCAATGACAACTGGAGTCAGAAACTTCTCGACCTTTTGCAGCACGTTTGCCATGCCGCCAAGACCTTCAGCGATTTTGACTGCGGCTTGAACAATGCCGTCACCAAACTCGGTGGAGAAGAAGACCTTCACCTCGTTAATCTGACGACGAACTCGATCACCGAAGCTCTGCATAACGATATCAACAGCTCGGTTGAAATCGCCCTGACCCTCGGTAATCTGTTGCAAGTCCTTTTGGAAATCGCCGAAGCTGTTGCCAGTCAGATTTATAGCACCACGGAACGCACGAATCTGATTGAATAGTTCGCCGAGCCGGTTAGAACCCTTCTGAGCTTCCACATCCAATTTCTGGAGGACGCCACTGAACCCAAAGGTCTGAATGGCAGCCTGACCAGAAGCGACACCCCATTCCTTGAACAACTCCTTCATCGCATCCGTTGGACGGATCAACTTCAGAAGCAGATTGGAAATCAGTGTCGAAGCATCCGAGAACTTCATACCCTTGACAGTAAGGGTGGTGATTGCAGCAGCAACTTCTTCGAGCTTCACGCCTGCGTCCGCTGCAATGGTGCCGACTCGACCGAATGTGTCGGCCATTTCGTTACCACGCACACGACCAAGCTCAATGGTCTTGAAGAAGATTGAAGCAACCTTCTCTGCATCCTGCGTCGGGATGTTGAACGACTTCATTGCCGACGACAGAAGATTAACGCTGTCGGCAGCCGAAGTAACAGACGCCTTCGAGAATCGAAGCGCTGTTTCCAAGAACTGGAACGTCTCAGCACCCTTCGTCACCTGGTTGGACAAGCTCATGTACGCGGCTTCTGCAACGTCAGCCTGGCTATTGCCAAACTGTTGCGAGAGCCGACGAACACCAGAGGACCACTCATCCATGCTGACACCAGACCTCTGCGAGATAGTGCCGATTTCGGCAATACGTACAGAGAAGTCTGTAGCAGACTGAATGCCGTCCACAAGCGAACTTTGCAAAGCGCCTGTGACACGCTTGATGACCTGCGCCTCGAAGAGACGAAGAACACCCTGCCAGCTAATGGTGATTTTCTCTCCCATTCGCTGAGCCTTATCACCAGTCACATCGAAGCCGGTCATCATTGTCCGAAGTGCCCGAGTAAGCGAAGCCTCCTCAGCAGTCAGGTTCGGAATGATTTGCTTCGGGTTGCTTGTGAGCTGATTATAGATTTGCTGGAACCGTTGCAGGCTCACAGCACCAGACTCAATAGCAGCGCGCACCCGTTGTAGGGCTGCCTCCGCTGCATTGATCTGATTCGTGTTTTGACCCGGCTGAAGTCCCTTGAGCTTCGCCGCAGAGAGCATTGCCTCGACAGTATTGGCATCAGTTCGACGCTGGGCAGCGATTGCCGCTTTCTCCTGTGCCTCAAGGGCCTTCAAGGATTGAGTGGCAGCATCACTCTTGGCCCCGATCAACTCGAAGCCGGCAGCAGTCTGTCGAAGAGTTGCTTCCAGTTTGGTGCCGTCTGCCGCAATCGCCCGAAACGTCTGAGAAATCAACTGGCCTTGAGAGTTGAACCTCTCAATGGCATCACCCAGCTTCATAGCAGCAGCCTGTTGGCCGGCCATCAACTGGATGAACTGTTCGGCGGCAGACTTGGCATCACTGGCAAGATTGAAGCCAAGTGTGATTGCCATTAGAATCCCTCAAGCAGGAGTTCGCGTGTTGCCAAAATCCCGTTAATGTTCGGACGGGTTTGGGACGTTGTTGTACTGGTGCCTTGAGTTCTGATTTCGATCTTACCAAGGATTGCCTCAATCTTGGGGAATCGATTAGGTGAGTTCTCAAGGTAATTGGTCATCGCTGCCAAGCCTTCCTTTATGGAGTTCCAAGGAGCGCTTGGGATTCGAGAGCCAATGTCGTTAGCGAGGAAGTATCTGATTTGGTTGTCAATGGTGAAGACAACCTGATCTCCGACTCTTCGGAGTACCTGATTCGCCGGCGTCGCAAACCGCGTGCCATAAAGAGGCTTCTTGAGGACGCGAGACCCCGACGAATGGTAGTAATACTCCGGCTTGGTTGCATACCCGGCATTGCCAGCCCCTGTGCCAGAAACTTTGAAGAACTTGGCGATATCAGTAAAGGAACCCCTCAAAAAGCCTGTCCGCTGAGGGATTCTCACCAGACAGGCTTTGAGGAATTCCTGCACAGCCTTGGTCATTTCTTGCCGAATAAAGGCTGTAACGACTCGTTCAAAATCAGACCGATCCAGCGTGGCGATTTCGGCCTTCATCGTGATTTGAGCCATTACACACCTCTTGATAGTTTGGCAAGTTCAACGTCCCTCTTCGTCTCCTCAGTCTGTCGAACCTGATCGTAGCCAAGCAGCATAGCTTGTAGCCAAGGATGGCATTCGTCCCACGATGCTTGTACATTCGGAGGACGAATGCCGAACCTTTCACAAGCACGCCAAATGGCATACTCTGTTGTTCGACCATCAGGAATGATTAGACGGTCGGCTGTGTAAGACCAGCAAAAAAACGCTTGCGGGCCTGCTCCAACTTGTCCTGATTCAGACCGTTGGCAGCCGACAGACCATCCATAATGATGTTGACTTCAGGAGTAGAAAAACCGGCTTGTCGCAGCTCCTCTTCCCACAGATGCCAGGTAGTTTGATCATCGGCTTTCAGGATACTCCATTCCAGATCCTCTGTGATAGAGAGGGCCTGCATCATCATGTATCCGTACCGAGCTTGATTTCGCCTCCCAACCAGACCGACGTAACCGGGATCTTTCAGATCGGGTTCTCGTGCCCCACCCGGCTTTTGGATCATCGGCGCTTGCGGCTCCGGGTATACCTTATCGAAGCCAGACATGTCCAATACGGCTTGAGCTTTGAACACCAAATCACCATCATGCCGAGGGATGATGATGTACTCAATGTTCGGCCCCTTGATTTCGCGACCCTTCAGCTTCATACTGTCCTCGGGAATGAAAGGCGGGCTGTCTATATCAGACAGCCCGCCCAATGACGTTAGGCGTATGTCACGCGCGTGACATCGACTTCGACGACGTTGGCCTTGCCAGTAATAGAAATCTGACCGGCCTTGAGATCGTGACCAAGCTCCTCGTAACGGAAATCACGGATAGTGTAGATTTCCATTTGCTCAGAGGAGCAAGGCGGCGTGTACTCGATTACAAGATCCACGCAGTACGGTTCACACGGGTCAGACCCGGCTGTCACCCAGCCCGCAGCTTCACCGCGCTTCTTGAGGACATCCTCGATGGTGGGAGTGCCACCAGTCGAAGCCTTGAGGAAGACCCATGTGGCGTCGAGCTTGACCTCGACCGGATCTTCGTCACCCTTCCGAACCGTATCCAGCTTCCCACGATCCTTCACGTAGGTGATCATCCGCTTCTCGGTCCAGGAAATATTTCCTTCACCGATTCGGATTTGCAGATGGTGGGGCTGGATTGTGATTACATCGTTATCCAGCACAGCAGTAGCCAGACCCGGCGTGAACGTGATCTGAGTTGTTGCGCCCAGCGTCTCGGTATGCGCCGTGATTTGATACCGCTGCTGACGGCCAGCGATTGTGAAGTAGTCGCCTGTGACGACTGCTCCAGTGAATCCATCGACTGCCATGACTGTCGTACCAATAGGGTAGCCAGCCATGAGATTAACTGCACCAGTCGGATCGGCAGGGCCAGTGTAGCCGTCCCGAATGTAGACGTTGCAGTTCTTGATGTCCAGTTGTGCCATTGGATTTTGTCCTCAGGTTACGGGTCGAGCCGAGCAACGTCAACTTCGATCACGTTAGCTTTACCCGTGACAGAGAGCTGACCAGCCTTGAGATCGTGACCCAATTCCTCGTAACGGAAATCTCGAATCGTGTAGATTTCGAGCTTTTCCGATGTACACGGAGGCGTGTACTCAATCACGAGATCGACGCAATACGGCTCGCACGGATCACTTCCAGAAGTGGTCCAAGATGCCGCCTCACCTCGATTCTTGAGGACATCCTCAATGGTCGGGGTTTGCCCGGTCGAAGCCTTGAGGAACACCCACGTCGCATCGAGCTTAACCTCGACCGGATCTTCGTCGCCCTTGCGAACCGTGTCGAGCTTGCCACGGTCCTTGACGTAGGTAATCATCCGCTTCTCGGTCCAGGACACATTGCCCTCACCGATTCGGATTTGAAGTTGACGCGGAGCAATGTCAACGTCATCGTTGTCCAGAGCCGCCGTAACCAGACCCGGAGTAATGGTAATCTGGGTTGTGTTACCCAGAGTCTCCGAGTGCGAGGCAATTTGGTAGCGTGTGGCTCGGCCACCGATGGTAACGTAATCACCAGTCGTGACCGCACCAGTCGCCCCGTCAACAGCAAGAACAGTTGTGCCAATGGCATAACCTGCCCCGTTGTTGATCTTCAGATTTGCAAGCCCTGCGATGCCGGAGTAACCGTCACGCAGATAGACATTGCAGTTCTTGATGTCAAGTTGAGCCATGACGGCTAGACCTCCAGGTGCATGCAGTAATAGCCTTGAACCATTGACTGCATTGCCTTGACTTCAGGGTTGATCTGTCCAATATGCGTGATTTTGATCTGCTCACCTTCATACGTCGTTAGCTGCATGACCCCAAATTGGGCCTGGTCATCAACGATTGGCGTGTTCCCATATCTCTTCATCGGAACACACTTTGTGAATGCAGCGGCTGCAATGCCGACGTTTCGGTGAAGCGTATGAATGCTTGTAACATTCTGCTTGGACACAATCAGAATGTTGATGACAGCCTCCAGCTTCCAATAGTCTTTTGAGATTTCGGTACAAACAGGACCGTTCATCCGAAACTCGAAGTAGTTCGTCAAGTTCTCTGTCTTTTGATCCTCACCTTCGACAAAGAAATCAATACCTTGCCGAAGATCAGAGAACCACTTAGAGAACGATGCGAAGACCCAGCGGGGCCAATGTTGGTTCATGCTCATGGCTACCTCACTGGTAATACACTTTGAGGACGACCTGATCAATCCGACCTGTCATGGGATTATCGAATCCCTGAGCTTCGATCGAGATTCCAAAGTCAGGACTATTGATTTCCTCTGGCGTCCAAGTTGTGCCCCACAAATCAGATGAACTGCCATAAGTAGCAATTGCATCCGTGCCAAGCGGCCAGTTGGAAGCAGACGCCTTATTGTTTCCGACAAGCCCAGCAGTTTTGCGAAGCCTGATAGTCAAATCTCGAACATCTCCGCCAGTAGTAATTGCATTTCGTTCAATTCTAGCTTCGATGCCTAGAATCGTCGCATTTGCTGGAACAGAAAAGTTGAATGTGACTCTTAGTTCATCGCTGATGCCGCTATCCAGATTGACAGTAGCATAGCCATCATTGCTGACAAGTACGTTTCCGGGATTACCCCAGGCTTCATTACCTGTCGAAACATTGATGGAGGTTGTCGGAGTTTTCGTTTGAGAGTGTACCAAGACCTCAGACAGTTTTTGGAGGAAGCGAACGGCTTGATAGTTCACCGTCTCATGGATTTCGTTGACCGGGGCACCAACCAACCGTTGAACGATTAGTTGATACCCCGAATCAACTTCCAGCTTTTCCGCGAGCTTGATCTCGTACTTACGATGATTTTGTACGAGGAAGTCTTCAGGAAGGATTTCAAATCCGTCGGGCAAGTCCCGACCATCGATGATTACCTTCTTGAACTCTTGATCTTGGTATCCACCATAGGCAAACTCTCGCGCAGCCTTGAGGAAAGACGCGGAGTAGAAAGCCAGAGTCTCAAACTTAATCGGCATCCAGATTACCCTGTCAAGACCATACCTGACACGAGTAAGATTTTTGTCGCCAGTTGTGAGATCAGTGGCCCCGACAGTTGTACGGTAGATCGAAGCCTCTATTCCGTACTCCATCTTCAGCATATACAACTGATGGCGGAGAAAGATCAAGTTATTCACAGAAAGGCTCCCTTATTTCTGCATCCCCTTAACGATCTGGTGAGTCTCCACAACAAGGGTGTATGTCGCCTTGTCGCGTTGCTCATTCGCTTCAAGGAGGCTGCCGATCTTCTGGAGAGTCTCCGCATTGACTTCGTTAGTCTTTTGAGCAGACTTCACAAGTTCAACATGCGAGTCTTTGATTGGGAGAACAACTTTCTCGCCAGTCCACTTCAAGACCTTCCAGATCGCAATACCAACGAAAATCAAAACAGCCGACGGAAAGCCAACTGTCTTGATGAACTCTGTTACTGCTGAAAGTTCCATGAGGTTCCTCCGGGTTAGAGAGATCTCACCCCACCCTC